CATCGTCGCTTGACTCATCAACTTCTTCGTCAGTTGCTTCGTCTAAGTCTTCGTCTGCTGACTCTTTAGTGTCCTCATCTTTTGTGGACTCTTTAGTTTCTTCGTCTTTATCAGACTCTTCAACTTCTTTGTCAGTTTCCTCTAGATCGTTTTCTAGTAGGTTTTCATAAATTTCTCTTGATTTTTCAACTACAATCTCGTGGAATAATTCTTCTGCTCCAGCGCGATCTTCATTGACTAGTTTTTCGAGCATGTTCTCGAACTTGTTTAGATCTGCCATTGTTTTCTCCTGTTAAAATAAAATTACCTTACGGTAAGGCTGTCATTATTATTTACTATTTATTAAGAAAAGTACGTAGATATAGGCTCAAAACGAACCATTTTTACGGATTCAACGAAAAATTGAAAGATTTCGCTAAATCTTCCACTGTAATATGCGATATATTCGCAAAATTATCAAAAGGTTCCGGTATGAAACTCATTTCGTTTGTTACTACTCTTATATATCTCTTTTTTGAATTTTTCTGTAATACAGTAGTAGTTTGACGTAACCAATTGCCGTAATAAGTTGATGTATCGTGTTCTCGCTTGTAATTAGGCGTACCGCTATATAAGTTATTAACACGTTTATGTTCAGGACCTATGCCCTGATAGTCAAATCCTAAAATATAGATTGTATCATGTCCGTGGTCACTAGCAAGGTCTAATGCTGTAGGTCCGCTACTCCAGCCTTTACTAGGCTCAAAATAGTTAAGTCCATTATATTTTTCATAAGACTTATTATAATTTGTCCAAACTTGCCCTTCTTTATGATATCTATACTGTACAATTTCGTTGACCATTTTAGTATCTACAGCAATGAGATAGTCAGGTTTGAATTCTCTATAAACTGCATTACAGGCATAGATAGTTCCAAATTTTCTAAGAGGTTCTAAAGGAATTCGGCTTCGGCTTAATCCGTTACCTAATACAAAGGCTATACTCAATTATCATACTCCGCCGGCCTCTGCGTTTGCCGCTATGCCATACATTTGTCTTACAAAATGCAAGTCTTTAACTTGCTCTTCTTTATGTACCTCTGCGGCTAATCTTGCACGATTAATTTGGCGAAGTGTGAGTCTTGTTTTACGTGTTGAATCAAAGTCTACTGGAGATTGATCATCTGTAGCAGAATAACGCTTGTCTTCTACAGGCTCAAGTGTTTCTTTGTCAAAATAAAATAGTTCTCTAAGTATCATACTGTTATTTATACCGTTACGTCAGTTGCGCCTTCTTGAGGAACGCCTTCGCCACCGGTTGCTGTTTCTGGTGCATCAGTTGCACCTCCATCAATCGGTGCTTCACCGCCAGGAACTTCTTCTTCCATACCAGCCATGTCTGCATCAATGCCTGCACCGCTAACGCCTGCGCCTCTAAGTTCACCGCCTGCATCTGTTGGTGGTGGAGTAATATTTTCATCATTTTCTTCGCGCCATAGTCTTTCGTTTTCAGTAAGTTCTTCTTCACTTAGTCCTAAGTAACGCTTCATAGCAAAACGATTTGAAACATAAGGTATTGCACTCATTTGTGTAAATGTAGGAATACGTGCATTATCAATTTCACTTTGTCTATAAGCCGCAAAGTTTTGTGGTGGTTGGAATCTAATATCAAACATTGCTGTATCAATGTTTACGCCCTTCTCAAGCAAGTATCTTTTAAATTCTTGATTTAGATCTTCGATTAACAATCCTTGTAATCTTTCACAATATGTATTAAATCTTAATTCTTGAATGTATGCTGTTCCGACTCTTCCGTCATTGTATTGTGCGGCTGAATCGTCTGCTCCTGTTGGCAAATATGAACTAGGAATTCGTAAACCTCTAACAAGTTTGTTTGTAAAATAACGTAAGTCGTCAATTTCGCCTAGGTTAGTACCGCCTGGTAGTGTTTCAACTTTAGATCCACGCCCTTCTGCTGTTTGTGGGAAAAAGTAATCTTCATTGATTGACAACGGATTGTATGAACTGTCTATGACATTAGTGCCTCCGCCTGTTGACGATGGGATACGTCTTTGATGTATTTCCGTCTTAACTCTCTCTACAAACTGCATCGCTAAGTGCGATGGCATGTTACCCACATCAACGTAGAATACTCTGCGCTCTGGCGCACGTTGTACACGATAGATAATAATCGCATCTTCTAATAATTCTTTTTGTTTGTATACTTTAAATATTGTTTCTAATAAACTGTTACCAAATGGAAAGTTGTTATCTAGTCCTTCTGATAAACTTAGGTGTACAACATTTTCTGCATCAATAGCAACTTCGCCTTCACCTTCTTGGAATCTACTTCCGCTCTGTCTAGGTGCTTGGCCGACCATTCCTCTTACGCCACCAGTTAAGTATCCGTCACCGCCGCCTGTAACATTTCCATTAGTTTGGAAAGGTGTTGTTGCAACCATGTCTTTGAAATTTAAATTAAAATCTTTAATTACATACTGTTGTGGTTTTTTGCCTTCTGATTCATTAACAATAATTCTTGCTACGTTTGCTGAATCAACATGAAATAACTTTTTAGTTTCTGGATCTCTAATAAAGAATTGATCTCCATATTTAAATACATTACGCAAAATTCTAAACATGCGTGTATCAAACATTTGTATTTTATTCCACTGCTGTAGATATTGTTGTAAAATTGTTGTTTCTGATGTAGTTGCTTTTTTCTTAAAGTCTAATACAAAAGGTGTTTTGTTTTGTGAATTTTTTTGTGAGCAAAATTCTGCTAAGATGTCAAGTGCGGCATTTACCTCACTATCTAAATCCATAGTATTATATTGTCCGTAACGCTCAACTCTGTTAGGAGCGCCTACATAAACATCTGGCAAATACGAACTATAGTTTGTACGTGCTGGCCCTGCATTACCACTGCCCCCTCTACCACCACCTAGAGGACTGTAATTTCCTCCTGGATTATCTCCTGTTGGTACTGGTGTGAAATATTTTTTCCAACTCATTCTTTATCCTTAATATGCACTCTCTGGGTTTTTCTCCAGGATTTTTCCTAGCAATGTATTGTTAGTACGCATAAGTTGTTCTAATGTATTACTACTTATGCCACCACCGCCTAATCCGCCTTCAGATTTGAGTAAGTCAGAAACTGAATATCCGCTTTCTTTTCTCTTACTATTTGAGTCTGCAAGCACTACATTTAGTTTTTTCATAGCCTCAGCAAGTTCTTTTAATGCTTGAGCATAAGTTTTAACACCGTCTGCATCTAAACCATCTGTAAATGATTTTAAATTTGCAAGTCCACTACTTGCACCTGTTAAATTACTAATTGCATTTGCGTCAATTTTACTAAATTTGTTAATTCCTTCAACCATTTTATCAAATGGTGAACTAGCGCCAAAGAAACTTGCTATACTATCTAGTATACCACCTGCGGCTAGTCCTAACATAGCACTACCTAATGCACCTAGGGATTCAGCAACGTTTGCTAAATTGGCTGTATCTTTAACTTGGGACATTCTTTCAACGCCTGCCGCCATTTTTTCTACACCATCGCCTGCCGCACTAATTCCGTCACCTGCTAATCTTATTGCCGCGCCTGTACCTATTAATAATCCTGCTAATACACCTGCACCTAATATTACTGTTGGATTTGCAAAGCCCATTAATAATGATTGGAATCCTTTAATAGCAAGATAAACTACACCACCAACTGCAACTAGTCCTGCTAGTTTTTCTAATGCACTATCTAACCCAACAAATATACCGCCACCTGCTTTTTTCTCTTTGCCTCCTGCTCCATCTGCTGTTTCTTCTTCACCACCGCCGCCAAATATGCCACCTATTAACTTACCAATCATTCCGCCTAAACCAGAAAGACCAGTTGCTAACATATCTTTAACATATTGCATTAAGTTACCTGACTTAAATGCTTCTAGTAATTCTTTAAACTTAGTAGAAATACTATTTGTAAATTCCATAATACGAGCAGTACCATTTGGACTTGCTAACCAAGTAGTAAATGAGCCCATTAATTCTGAAATTTCTGTAAAGATTCCTGAACTAATTAATGCATCATAAATTTTATTTTTAGTTTCTTGTAATACACGTTCAAAATCTGCTGTTGCTTTTTCTCTTGATTCAAATGCTTCTAGTTGTTGTTTTTGTGCATCAGTTAAATTTTTACCTGCATTTTTCATTCCAATAATTTCAATAATAGCACTACCAACGCTACTACCCATTGCCGCTAGTGTTGAGTACTGTTCTTTTTGTGCATCACTTAGATTGTCTGCCATCTCAGCAGTTTTTCTAATCTCTGCCATAAACTGATCTTGAGTAACAGTACCGTTTTTCAAGCCTTCTGACATTGCCGCTAACTGCGGATTTAAACGCACTAAGTCTTGACCCATTTCACCTAAAGGTACTCCGCCTGTTGCAACCATTTCTGTAATTGCATCTTTAAGGTCCGGACTTGCTGATCCCATCATTGTCAACACACCGTTAAGATTTTCTTGAGCACCTTTTTCCATAGTGTTGAATATAAGTTTTAAACGTTTGTCAGCCATGTTTTCTTTCATCTCTGCCATGACTTGGTCTCGACGCTTACCTGTTACTCTAGCAAGTTTGTCAACTTCTAGTACTGTACTAGCAATACCTGCTTCTAATTCTCTGTTGCTCATCTTTTGGGCTCTACCCAAAGATGTTTGCATTTCTAAATAGTCTGCTGTATATTCAGCAGTTTCTTCCATTGTCATACCAAGTTTACTAAACTGTGGTCCCATGTTTTTCTGTATTTGTCCACTGATTTGTGCAAAGCGTTTTGCACCTTCACTTGCACCGCCTGCAAACAAAGCAAGTGATTCTGAATTCTGTGAAATTACGTTTTGGAATGTTTCTAAACTTAGTCCTGCTTGTGTAGCCGCAAGTTTTGCACCCATAATACTTGCACCAAAGTCTACACCAACTTGTGACATTTCTCTAAATGTTTGAATATTTTGATCAACGACACTTACTAGTAACTGTAATGCGCCTCCTACAAGTGGTCCTACAATAGGAATAGCAGATAATGCACCAGTAATATGTGAAGCAAAATCAGAAATTGATGTAGATCCACCTAAGAATTCGTGTGCTAATCCTTGGACCATTTGGCTTAATTGGCCAAATCCTCTGGCTAGCATACTGCTAGTTTCTTCTACTTGTTCTTCTAAATCTTCTAATGAATCGGTGGTTTTACCAGTGGCTTTTGCCATCTCCATTAGTTCTTCTTCTGAACTTTGAGCACCGCCCTTGCCGCCGCCTCCACCACCGCCGCCTTGTTTCTTCATAGCCGCGAGTATTTTTAGTAGAGTTGTTTCGGTAGCCGCATCAATTAGGGTAACATCATCGCCCCCTATGGTTCCTTTTACTGGTCCTGCCATATTACCTTAAATCCTATAAAGTACGCACATAAATACATACACTAATTACTAATGTATTTATACGGAGATAAACATGGCAGAGTTCAACCCAGAACAATTTAGACAAGAAGAAGGAAATAATATCAATCCTTTGATAGAAGCACAAAAGAAAACACTAAAAGAAGGTGGATCTAATCCACTTCAAAAACATTTTAGACAACCAAAAATTTACATATCATTACCAAGTGGTGGAATGTACTATCCTGAGAATAGTATCGATATGCCTGAGTCAGGAGAATTGCCAGTTATGGCTATGACAGCAAAAGACGAACTTGCATTAAAAACTCCGGATGCATTGTTGAGCGGTCAAGCAACAGTGGATTTAATTCAAAGTTGTATTCCTAATATTAAAAACGTTTGGGGCATGCCAAGTCTTGATATTGATGCATGTTTAATTGCTATTAGAATTGCGTCAAGTGGTGAACATATGACTATTACAGCAACAGCACCAAATACAAAAGAACCAGTAGATTATACTGTTGACTTAAGACAAATATTAGATAGGTATACAAATGCTAAGTTTAATGATACATTTGAATTTAATGGTTTAGTTTGTAAGATCCGTCCGTTAAATTACAAAGAATTTAGCCAAGTTTCAATGCAAACATTTGAAGAACAAAGAATCTTTGCACTTGTTAATAATGATAAAATTGATGAAGATGCAAAATTAAAACAATTCACTGAAACGTTTAATAAAATTAGAGATATAACTTTAGGAATGGTTATTAGTAGTGTTGTTTCAATTCAAATCGATGACACTGTTGTAACTGATAGAAATCATATTGTAGAGTTTTTAGAAAACACAGACAAATCTTTCTTTAAAGCCTTACAAGATCATATTGAAAAACAAAAGAAAGAGTTTGAAGTACCTCCTATGGAAGTACGTTCAAGTGAAGAACAAATTAAAGAAGGTGCTCCAGAAAAATTTGAAGTGCCAATTGTTTTTGACCAAGCACATTTTTTCGCCTAAGGATCGTCAGTTGGCCGACTGAACAGATCCTAGAAGAAGTTAAAAACTTAGAAGGCCAAAGCAAACAGTTTAGGTCTGAGATTTTTAAACTGATGTGGTACATGCGCGGTAGCATGACCATGGACGAAGCATTCCAACTTAGTTACGAAGATAGGAATTTAATTTCTGATCTTATCAAAGAAAATTTAGAAACTACAAAGAAAACACAACAGCCTTTTTTCTAAGCCGTTACACCTTTTGCATCAAGTGGTTCTGTGCCTTTAACTCCGGCTTGTGCCGCTTTTTGAGCACCTGCTGTTCCTGGCTCAACACCTTTAGATGCAACCTGCTGTTTAATAAGTTTTGCCATTGCTGGATCTTTCTTAGCCGCGGCAATAATTGGATCTAATTTAGGATTAGGTAAGCCTTGTGCCATTGAAGGAATAATACCAATTGGTTTATTAGTAGCAACATCTACCCATAATGCACCCATCCATTTATACTCTTTGCCATCTTTGGCTTTCATAGTATCACCTTTAGCAACTGCTTTTGATGCAGTGCCTGCTGGAGCCGCATCTGGTTCGTCTGGATAGTCTCCACCGGTTGCTTTTACTGGATCATCTGGAGTGCCTGTAGGATAACTTACTTTATCATCGCCTGCTGGTGCATCTCCGCCTGCTGGTGCATCTCCGCCTGCTGGTGCATCTCCGCCTGCTGGTGCTGGTGCATCTGTAGCACCTGCATCTGCTTTTGGCTCTGCTGTAGCATCTGCTTTTGGTTCTTCTTTGCTTGCTCCTGGCTTTAGGTCTACTTTTGCAGTTTGTCCGATAGTTGCAATTTGATCGTTACTTAATCCTGCATCTCCAAGTATATTCATAATGCTTGCTGAATCCATAGGTTCGCCTGCCGCTTTCCATGCTTTATTAAGTTTTTTTGCAGTTACTACACTGCCTAATTCTTTTGCGCCTGCTTTTACTTTGCCTGCCGCTCCTTTAACTGCACCTAATGCACCTTTTGCTAAGTTTCCTAAGCCACGCTTTGCTTTAGCACCCATTGTATTTGGATTGTTTAAAGGAAGTTCACCTTGTGCAGGTTCTGCTTCTGCTAAAAATTGTTCAAAACGTTCCTCCATGTCAAGTGCTTCTGCTTTTGCTGGAGCACCGCCACCTTTAAGATCTAATTCGCCTTGCACTGGTTCAACTGGCTTACCGCCGACTTCCATTTTACCTTTGGCTTTTGCTGGATCATCAACTGTTTGCATACTACCTTGTGCAATAGCAGAAATTCCATCATTGACTGCTGTCATTGCTTGTAATGCTGTATCGTTGGCTTGTGCAACAGACTTAGCAATTTGATTTGTTACGTTCATGTTGTCTAAGAATTCTGCTTTGTCAAATGATTTTGTAAATGCCCAAAGTTTGTTAAACACTCTAATACCTTCTGAATCTTTGCCTGCGTTTACTAACCCACGCATCTTCTCAACCATTTCAACAAACTCTCCTGCTTGACCGTCAGGAACAACCATACTAACTAAATTTTGTTCGTGTTCATATCCCCAACCACTCAGAGTTTTAGTAAAGTCAACTTTTACTGTAGTCAATCCTTCTGCTTTATCAAATGGAACTGCTTCTGCTCTAATGCCTTCCATCCAATCGCCAATGCCTTCTAATGCCCAACCTGCAATAGCACCATAAGCGGCTGTCTTAACTGACTTGCCTACTGCACTTGAAAGATCTTCACCTTGTAATAATTCTTTTGTTGAACGGAAAATTAAACCTGCGGCCGCACCGCCTACTGGTCCACCGGCAAAAGCCGCAACTGCTGTTAAAATACCAACTGCTACACTTGCTTTACCAGGATTTTCTTTTGCCCAATCACTTACTTTTTGTATGCCTTGAACAATTTTACTGTCACCGTTTTTTGCAGTAATATCCTTTTTAAGTTGTGCAAACTTTGCATCTGCATTTTTAATTGGACCTGCATTTTTTGCCATTCTACCAAGTTCGTTGATTTTAGCATCAATTTCTTTTGCCATTTGAACAGGTAGTTTTGCAACAGCGGCCGCTCCAGCACCCGCTTTACCTAATAAGTTTCTATTGTCACCGTCTGCATTTGCTTGTGCTTCTGCACCTTTAAAAATTGCATCAATTTGATCTGCTGTTAGTTGTGCTTCTGCAAGTTTTGTATATTGTTCTAGCAAAGGCCATAATTCTTTTTCCCAACGACCAATATAAAGTCTTTGTGATTCTGTTAAGTCTTGCCAACCTTCATTAAGAATAGTTGCAGATTTTAAATTGTATGATGTTACTTCTTGCAGTTTCATTATATTGCTCCTGCCAATGCTTTTTTCTCAGTTGGCGTCAATTTGTCAATCATTGTTTGTATTTCTGGTGAAATACCACCTTTATTTTTTAACGGTGTTACTTTAGGATCTTTTGCAGTTGGTGTACCTGCTGGTTTGCTTGTGCTAGGACTTGCACTTGCTCCATCTTTTCCATCTTTTCCGTCTGCTCCTGCCGCACCTGGGGCTCCTGCCGGTCCTGGTGCTCCTGCACCACCTGCGCCACCTGCTCCGCCTCCACTACCGCCTGCACCACCTGCACCGCTACCAGTGCTTGGTTTAACATTTGGAGTTTTTACGCCTGCACCTTTAGCCATAGCACCTAACGCTCCTCCAACACCACCGCCACTAGCAGGTGCTCCTGCTGGGGCTTTAGTTGAAGCCGCCGCGTTTCCGCCTGTAAGTGCATTTGCACTTGCTTTCTTTAGTACTGCATCGATTGTTTTTTTACCTAATACACCATCAGGTAAATCTATTCCGCCTGCGTTTAACTTGTGTTGCTTCATGAATGCCGCTAAATCCTGTGCAGTCATGTTTTTATCGTTTTTACCGTTGATACCTTGCCATCTAGCAAGATCTTTATAAATTTCGTTTGCTTTAGAACCCATTTCAGCACTTCCGCCTAATCTAGCACTTACACCACCAGTTGTAACTTTACTAGCCATTTTTTTAGCGAAATTGCCTATTGAACTTGTGGGTTTCTCATCAATACGACTATCTTCTAAAATTATTTCGTGAATATTCATCTTAATTGTCCTTAAAGTAGTTACTTGTATTTAGTATATCTACTCCGTAGATATAAGTTTTCGCTTAACGCTCAAACTAAACACTTCGTTTTTTGTATGATAGAAGTAAATGAATATGAATTAAAGCAATATTACGAAGTAATATTGTAATTGCTTCATGTAGATTGTTTCAGTCAGACGGAACCTAATCGCTGGTTCCATCTAATCTTGACTTCATGTGAGTTCGCCACAGCCGAGACTTGGAAGTAGGTTATTTGTTTATACACTTAGTTCAATGGGCTCTGACCTTTCCCAACCTACGTCGACATCGCTTACGCTACCTCTCGCTTCGTTCCTATTGCTAAAGAGTTTTTATGAACTGTGTTGTGTTCTTCGATTGCTAACAGTCAATCTACGCTAATCCTGCCGCCCTACTACCGGACGCGGCTCAACGTGTACGAGTGCTCCTTTACGGATGCCTTTTACTCAGCGGTATTATAAACTGGCCCGCTAACCTTAGGTGTTAGATTGTTTTGCCTGGATATTTTGTTCTAGCAATGCCTTTTTGAGTTTGTCTGATCCGCCTACTCTAACATTAATGATACCATTATAGTATTCATCAGTTTCAAGTACACGCCTATCAAACTGTTCTCTTGCCTCTATGTAGGACATTTCGCCCCTACCTTTACATAGGTATAGTATTTCTCTTGTAAATTTGTCTGCGCCTAGTTGTGCAACATCTGCGTTTAGTCTATCACTGGATCCCCAGTAGTCTTTCCAATCGCTTTCTTTAGTTCCACGCCTTTTATTTTTTTTGCCTTTTAATGGTGGCTTAGTAGTTTTAAATTTTGCTAGTTTTTTGCCTATGTATTTTTGACCTGTAGTGGTATTAGTAATAAGATAAACAAATCCTTCGTATTCGTCTGGTATTTCGTCTATCTTTTTTCCGCCATAAGTCCACTGCATGAACTTATATACCTATACCGTCTATTTGTCTGCCTCGATCTTGGTTTTGAACTTGTCGTTGATCTCATCCATACGTATTTTACTTAATTTACGTATTTCTCTAAGCCATTTTCGACTTGCTCTGTGGGTCCTGTAAGAAACACGGTCTTCAAATGTTTCATTTGCTTTGAAATACTCCATATATGCTTTTGTTAATAGATCGTGTGTGTCGTCAGTCATTAATCCACTATCTCTATGTCATTTTCATAAGAAGTAAATCCATTTTCTTTAACAACTTTCATTAAATGATTAACTCTTCCAATTAATTCATCTTTGTGCGAAATAAGGAATACATTTTTATGACGTTCTCTACCCATCTTCTTAAGTACAGCCAGCGAACCTTCAACACCTGCGGTGTCCATACCACTATCAATCAACTCGTCAATAAACAATAGATTGATATTCTGATATAAACTTTCCCAAACATCTCTAAATGCAAAACTCATACCAAGTATAAGTCTATTACGCTCACCTCTTGACAAGTTATCAAAGTCTAAGTCTTGACCTAACTGTGTAATTTCTACATTCAAGTCATTCATAAACACAACTTGATGCGGCAATCCTAGTTTATCCAAGTAATATGTAAGTCTGTTGTTTAAGTATGCTAAGTTTTGATCAATAATCTTCTTACGAATAAATGAATCTTTATTTGTTAACAGTTTTAATAAAAACTCTTGATGGTCTTTGAAACTTGTTAATTCATTAATTGCAGTCCAATCAACTTCTTGCATTGCTGTGCTATTCAATTCATCAATTTGTGTTTGATATGGATCAACTTCGTTCTTTTTATTTTCAAGGGCAGTCTTTAAACTATCAACGTTTTGTCTATGTTCATATGCTTCTTTTGCTGTTTCATAGTACGTAGTTGGCTTGCCATTTATATCACCAATTTCTTGAAGACCTTTTGTAACGTCATCGACTTTTTTAGAAATTTCTGATCGATAGTCAATTGCTTCGTCTAATTCTTTTTCTTTACGTGCTTGTAATTCTACTTTTTTGTCTGCATGTAGTTCTTGTCCACAAGTATAACATGTTGCATCTTCAAGATTTGAAATGTCTTTAGTTGCTTTTTCTACAGAACTCTCAGCACGTACTAATGCAGGCTCTAGTGTGCTTAATTCTTTTTTAAGAGCCAAAATAGCATTGTTGTGTTCATTCCAGTTTTGTAATTTTTCATGTGCATCTAGTTCAGCATTAACGTCTAAGTGTTCTAATTCGTCGATTGCACTAGTTAACTTATCTACGTCTTGTTGCTTTTTAGCAAGCCAAGCACGTTGCGTACCTTGCAGGTTTGTAATAGTATCTTCTATTTTACTATTTGAAGTTTGTATTGCTTCAATTTTTAAAGTTTCTTGTGTAATAGTTTCTTTAGTTTGTCTTACACCTTCTTTTAGTTTGTCTGCCTTTTCACTTAGGATAGTAATACCTAACAACTGCTCAATAATAGCACGTTGATCGTTTTGTCGCATACTTAAAAACGGTTCTGTATATGTGTTTAGTGCAACAACATGCTTGAACATATCATGACTCATACCTAACAAGTCATTAATGTCTGCTTGTGTTTTACGACTATCGCCTTGCGACTCGTCTAACATTTCTTGTTCTTGATTATTAATATAAAATTTAAGAATATTTGGAGAGCGTCCTCTTTCAATCCTATAATCTATGCCATCTTTCTCAAATTCAAGTGAAACTAACATTCCTTTGCTATTAGTTTTATTAATAAGGTTGTTACGTTTAATGTTTGTTAGTGCCACCCCATACAACGCATAACTTAATGCGTTGATGATGGTGGTCTTACCTGTTCCGTTACGCGATCCGTTATCATCGCCGCCTTGATCTAAGTTTTCACCTAGCACAAGGGTTAATTGTTCTTTGTTAAAGTCAACAGCCTGAGTCTGGTTACCCACACTCATAAAGTTTTTTACGGTTAGGTCCTTAATACGTATCATAGTTCGTTATAGATGTCCAATAGCATTTTTTTATTGAAGTTATCTGAATCAATTGCTGTAATTTCTTTTGATACAATTTCATCGACACTTTCAAAGGTTGAAATATCTAAGTCGGTACTTATTTCCTCGACTTGCTTTTGCGGGATCAGTGTAATTTCTCTACACTTATATTGTGTAATATATGTTTCTTTTATAAATTGTGCTTCTTCATAACTAATCGGAACATCAATAGTAACACGCAAATACATATTACTTTTAATAATGTCTTGATTAGGATCAAGAAGTTTACTAAGTGTAGTTGTTCTATACTTAGGACAGTCATCCCAGTTTAGATATTCAGGCTCTTTGTTATTTTCTCTATCAAGTATCATCATTCCTCTTGCATCATCCCATGCATCTGCATAGTTGTGAGGAAATGCATTACCTAAGTAATGTACTTTGCCTTGTTTTTGTCTTTTATGGAAGTGACCACTGAACACATATTCTTGATGTTCAAAGTGTTCTGCTTTTAGTTCACCGTGGTCGGGCATTTGTACCATTGCATTCATATAGAATGATGGCAATTCAAAATGACCAAACATATATTTGGTTTTTATATCTTTAATTTTACGCCATTCATCACCAACAAGCCATGGAACAAGAGCAACATCTTCTTCAATGTGTATTTCATCAATAAATGTAATACCTGGAATGTATGTAGCAAACGCAGTCGAGTTTACATCACGTTTGTCTTTGTAATATAAATCGTGGTTACCATCAAAAAAGTAAAACTTTTCAAATGAACTACCTAATTTTTCCATACAACGTATTGTTGCATCCATGGTTGTAAGGTTAAGACTGTTTCTATTATGATGCCAGTCGCCACAAAATATTCCTGTTTCGCATCCATTGGCTTTTGCTTGTGCAATATACCAATCTACGAAACGTTCACAATCATCGTTATGTACTTTACTATTGCCTTTTAGGCCAAGATGAATATCAGTAAAGACCGCCGCTTTCTTGAACACTTATAATCACTCCTTAATCTATATTATTATACTTTAAAAACCTAACGTTGTCAAGTGATTATTTTTTATTGTTAATTTCTTCTTGTCTTTTCTGTGATGCTTCCCATTCGCCTTGGTGCTGACGAGTATAACTTGGATTCATATTGTTCATTTCTAAAATATCGTCTCTAATGTTCTGATTACGCTTTTCTAGGTTAATAACACGAACAAAACTGTTAGTTACAGCCGCAGTATAGTATGCAAACGGGTTTTGTGACTTAGATTCATCAAATTGAAGTCCTATTTGTGCTAATTGTAGTATTGCTTGACCACGCATTTCGTCATTATACGTATATCCACGCACATTTCCTCTAGTTGCATAGCGATCGCACAATTTCATCCACATCATAGCAAGTTTATTAGTTGCTTTACCGTGAGATTTACTAAATGCACCATTTTCCATACCACCTTCCCAATGACTTTTGCCTACACATATTAATTCGCCGGCATCGTTAAACTTATAATGTTGAAATGGCGGAAAATTAAGTTTTGTTTTTGTATCTGCTACTGTTTTTGGGTTCTTTTTGCGTCCGGGTTCTTCTGGAATATGATCAAATGTCATAATTCTAAAAATTAGTTCTTCTTTTGTAATTTTTCTGTAATCTACTTCACATTCTGCTTGTTTTATTTTTTCACCAGCCGCTTTTCTTGTCTCAAATGCTAGTTGACTCTGTTTTTTTGCTTTATTTCGCTTTGCTTCGGCAATAGTGCGTATGTTTATTTTTTCTATATCAAGTAAAATTATGTCAAAATCGGCATAATCGTTGTCCATATAACTACAAAATGTACTTTTGGACTTGTGTATCTCTTTTAAGATATCTTTGTTATTTAAGTAATTTACTTTTCTCATTAGGGCTCCAGTTTTTAAAGTATTACATATATTATAATATACGTAGTTAAAAAAGTCAACTAAATAATACTATAAAGTTTAACTGGAGTAAAAATGAGTATTAACCGCTTTCAACGTAACCCACACATTGATCATGTTTATGATGAATTTGGCACTATTCAAAGTAAGATCAAAGAAAAGACAAAACGAATCATTCCACATCCTCATCATGCAGAAGATTTTGGATCTATGAATCGAATGAATGGTCCTGCTGGACAGTCATTTCCACCAGATGGTGTTCCTAAATCAAAGACATCATCTGAAGCAAAAGTTGTTGATAAAGCCAGTGATAATGATTGGCGTGTAAGTATTTCTATTCCTCCAGTAATTAGAGATCTTGATTCCACGTTGATTAGTCCTTTAATTGAGTCAGGCGAGCGAATGATTTTTCCGTTTACTCCGTCTGTAATATTTTCGCACAGTGCATCATATAGTTCAATGCAACCTGTACATACTAATTATCCTTTTTACAACTACCAGAACTCTGCTGTGGACGCTATAACAGTTTCAGGAGACTTTTTTATTGAAACAAATGACGATGCAGAATATTGGGTAGCGGCTGTTACATTTTTAAGAACACTTACTAAAATGTTTTATGGTGACAACGGATCTAATACCGGTAATCCACCGCCAATTGTAAAATTTAATGGTTATGGAGAATATGTATTTAAAAATGTTCCTTGTGTTGTTACAAGTTTTAACGTTGACTTACCTCAAGATGTTGATTATATGAAAACAAATATCGCAGGTGCAGGTGCAGGTGAAACAGAAGGCGCTCCAGGTACATGGGTTCCGACACAAAGTTTAATGGCTGTAACATTACAACCAGTATACAGCAGAGCGCATGTTGAACAATTTAGTTTAAATGATTTTGTAAATGGAAACTTAATTAGCACAAGAGGATTTTTATAATGTCAGCATCTTATAACAAAACTAGTCCTTGGTCAAATACTGACATTGTTGATAATAAGTATTTAGGAAATTTTCAAATACGTCCAGTTCCAGCAGAATCCGACGATTTTTTGTATACAATAGAAACACAATATACACATAGACCAGATTTACTTGCACATGATTTATATGGCAACAGTAAATTGTGGTGGGTGTTTGCACAAAGAAATATGGATACAATAAAAGACCCTGTATTTGATATGGTAGCAGGCGTAAAAATATTTTTACCAAAAGGTCCTACACTTAGAAGCGTACTAGGAGTATAAATTGAATTTTAAATCACTTGTCAATAAAGTGTCTAACAAGTTTGATCAAATAAGTTCTGCCGTTCCAGAAATTGCAGGTCAATTACAAGGTCAAATTGCTAATACCATGAATCAACTTAAGGTAGAAGGTTTAGATGACGCTTTAGGAAAAATTGAAGGTTTTACAAATTCTGCAAAAGACGGAAGTTTGTTTGCTTCAATGCATCCAAAAGAATTCAAAAGCAACTTAGATGCAAAGCCAGGCCCAATAGGATTTACAACAAAAGCAGGACACTTGGTACCAGGAGAATCACAACCTCCGTGGCCTAATGAACTAGAAAATTTTGCAAGTATGAATTGTATTATTACACTTGCGGCATTAAGCCATAAACAAATAAGTGATCCTGATAATACATATAGGAAAACTGGACTAGATAATATTGTTTGCCAAAGTGGCGGCGGTGCAGGATCAAAAAAGAAAAAAACACAAGTAGAAATTGCATTAGGTAATAATGTAGAATTTTTTATTGACAATTTAGATATTGGAGCAAACATAACTCCAAGTTTATCCTATGGAACAAACAGTAATGCAACAAAAATTACATTTGATGTACTAGAACCTTATAGCATGGGATTATTTTATCAGGCATTAAGTGTTGCCGCGGCAAAAGCCGGATTCCAAGACTATACAACTGCATGTTTTTGTTTACAACTTGATTTTAAAGGTTGGACAGTTGACGGAACACAAGTTGATGTACCATATGCAAGAAGACTTATTCCTATTTCACTTACAACTTCACAGTTTTCAGTAAATGAAGGTGGATCAACATATCAAGTTGAAGCGATTGCATGGAATGAACGTGCATTGCGTGATAGTGTGCAACAAATTAAAACAGACGTAGCAATTACAGGACGGACTGTAAGAGAAATTTTACAAACAGGCGGAAAAAGTGTAACAGGAATTATGAATAACAGATTATTAGAAATGCAACAAGCAGACCAAGTAAATGTTGCAGATCAGTTTGTAATTATTTTTCCAAAAGAAGGTGCATCTACATTTAGTCCTACAGCAAATGCAGAAACAAATAATTCTGCTACAGTAAATCCAATGGGTTATGGACCAGATGAAGGATTTATTGACGAAACTCAAGAGCATGTAACTAGTCCAAAAATTTTAGAAGCATATTGGAAGAGTATAGGCGGAAGTGAAGAACCTGTACCTGAAAATTTTGACGAGTATCTTGCAACAATGTCTGGCAATGTTAAAAATGCAGGACGTTTAGATGACATGATGAAAAAATATGCGGCAAGTTCTTTTAGTCAAAACGAAATTGGCGCTTCAAAAATGCTTGACAGTCCTTTTGAAGGCGGAGCACAGCCAATGCCTGAGCCAAAGAACGTAGTTGGACCAGGAGGAATAGATGCACTAGTTGCTAAAAAACAAGCGGTTACAGCACAAAATGAACAAATTGCAAAAGACAACGAAGAATTAAAAAAGAAAAATGAAGCCTTCCAAGCAAAGTATCCTATATTTGCTCGTGCAGGATCAAATATGAAATTAAACGGAGAAATTAGAACATATAAATTTAGTGCAGGTACAAGACTGCAAGAAATAATTGAAGAAGTTTTAATTACAAGCATGTATGGGCGCGAACTTGCTGAACAGTTAAAAGATGTTAAAGATCCATTTGGATATATTAAATGGTATAGAGTAGAAACTGATGTTTATACAGTACCTACTAATAGTGAAATAGCAAAAACAGGAAAAGTACCATCAGTATACACTTATAGAATTGTTCCTTATTATGTTCATCACAGTGTTTTTTCAGCACCCACTGCCGCAAGTAAAGGAGTTCCAGAACTCAAAGCACAAGCGGCAAAAGAGTACAATTATATCTATACAGGAAAAAATAAAGATATACTAGAATTTGAAATTGCATATAATAAAAGTTTCATTTATCCAATCACAGCAGATAGAGGATCATCAACTGCGGCCCAAACTACAGGAGCGGCAGGTACGCAGACTACAGGAGCACCAGAACCTAATTATAAAACTAATGCTGGCGAAAACGGATTAGGAACAGGAGAAGGCGCGGCTAAACAATCAGAAATAGTAAACACTAATTCAGGTAATGCAGGCGGATCAGGTTTTGATAATTCTGAAATTGGTATTGCTAGAATGTTTAATGATAGACTTATGAATTCTTTAGTTGATATGGTAAAAGTTAATATGACTATTATGGGAGATCCATTTTATCTTTCAGACAACGGTGTTGGAAATTATCATGCTAAAGAAACATCATATATTAATATGACCCAAGACGGACATGCAAATTATGCTAACGGTGAATTGCATATTAATGTTTTATTTAGAACTCCGATTGATTTTGATCCTGATAAAGGGAAATATATATTTCCAGAAGAATTAATTATTGTAGATACTTTTAGCGGATTATACAGAGTTAATCAAGTTAATCATTTAATTAACAACAATATGTATACTACGGTTTTACAAATGACAAGAGTGAGAGCGCAAACACAACAAGCCCAAACACAAAATCTTGGAGCGTTTATTGAAACTACAAAAGCCAGCGAGTCAATGAATGAGAAAGCAGTTGACTATGCTAAGAGAGTATCTGATGCGGCAATTACAACTGGTGCTACTGAAAATTTAGCGGCATATAAAAAAGAAATTGAGTTACTATTACCTGGATACGAAGGATTAAATGAACTTGTTTCATCGCAAGCACAGTCATTAGGATTACCAGCACTAGATGCATTTGGCAGAATAGGTACATCACTAAAATTAATACAAGAACAAATTGGGGTTGCTGACCTAGGAAAAATTGGAGCAGAATTTAACAATTTAAAAAATGCCGCCACATCCTTTGCCGGTAACACACTAAGTCAGGTAAATTTAAATGGGAGCGATGTTTTAGGAAAGTTTGGAACAACATTGACAGACACAGTAGGTAACGTTCCTGGTTTACAAAAACTTGCTAATACAGCACCTACAGTTGCAATGCAAATACCAAATAATTTAGAAGCAGTAGCAACAGCAAATGCAACTAAGTTAGCAAAGTTGAATAGAGATTTAAAAAATATAGGACCAACATAATATGGCATATGAAGATATTCGTAGATCCAAACCTAAAAGTACTAGCCAGACTGGTCCGTTTGAAGCAGTTATTGTAAACAATTTAGATACCAAATATATGGGTACATTGCAAGTTGAACTATTAAAGTCAACTGGCTCTGGTAACCAACCTGAACGCTCAGGACAAGTATTTGAAGCAAGTTATCTTAGTCCATTTTATGGTGTTACACCTGTAGGCGGAAATAGTAAAAATGAAGGATATAGAAACAGTCAGCAAAGTTATGGCTTTTGGGCTGTGCCACCAGACGTAGGTACAAGAGTGCTTGTAATTTTTGTTGAAGGTAATACTAGTAAGTGTTACTGGATTGGGTGTGTACAAGACGAATTTATGAACTTTATGACTCCAGGATATGCATCAACTGCATTACTAAAAGATTTCAACAAAAAAGCACCAGCAGTAGAATATAATAAACTTACAACTACAGATCCAACAACAGAACCAACTACACATAGAAAACCTACACATTTAGATTTACTTAAAAATTATATTGTTGCAGGATTAAGCGATGATGAAACAAGAGGTCTTACAAGTTCTAGTGCAAGGCGCGAGTTGCCCAGTGCAGTTTTTGGTTGGAGTACTCCAGGACCATTAGATAAGAGAGAAGGTGCTCCAAAAGCAGACATAGGATTTACAGGAAACAAGTTAAATTATCCAAAGAGTAGATTAGGTGGTTCAAGTTTTGTTATGGACGACGGTGATGACAAATTTTTGAGAAAAGGGCATCCTAAAGATACAGCAATGGAATATGCAAACATTGAAGCACAAGAAGAAGGCGGAGATGTTACTAGACCTCACAATGAATTATTTCGTATGCGTACGAGAACAGGTCATCAAATATTAATGCACAATTCAGAAGATTTAATTTACATTGCAAATTCTAGGGGAACTGCTTGGATTGAAATGACTAGTAATGGTAAAATTGATATCTATGGTACAGATAGTATAAGTGTTCACTCTCAACAAGATTTAAACTTTACAGCAGATAGAGATATTAATTTAACTGCGGGTCAAGATATTAATGCAGTTGCTAACAAAATTAGAACAAGTTCACATGATAGTACTAGTATGATTACAGGTACACAATTTAGTTTAAACAGTGGTAAAGACATTAATATTAATACTAACGAAGATTTAATTTTATATGCAAATCAGAACGGTATGATGGTTGCTGTAGAAAAACAAAATATTTCGTCAGGCGATCAACTGTCATTAGGTAGTACAACAGGTATTGGTATTGAAGGACACAACGAAGTTAAAATTACTACAGACGGTGACTACCACATGAAAGCGTTAGGAAGTAGTTATACAAACACTGGTGCAGAAATACATCAAACAAGCAAATTAAAAACAACAATTAAATCAGGCAACACACTAGATATTAAAAGTGTTGCTAATCTTAAAATTAGAACAGATAATCAACTTTCAACACATGCTGGAACAAACATGTTAATGTACTCAGATGGTAACGATATCGATATCCAACAAATTGTACCGTTAGTACCAGACGATCCAAGGGCGGCAGTTATACCTCCAGCACCTTTTATTGTAGATCCTACACCACCAGAAATTGCACTTAAAGCAAGTCGTGTTCCACAACACGAACCGTGGTTTGAGCATGAACATTATGATCCATTGAAATACACACCAGACTTAACTAGAGCAGGGGTTGATCCTCCAGAAACATATCCACCTAGTACTCCTGATACATTTAATAGAACACCAGGCGGTTATGTAATAGGTAGTGGTAGTCAGCCTAATGCATATAATACAAGCGGGGCTCCAGAAGGTAGTGCAAGATTTGATCCTATAGCGGCGGCGACTATTCAACCAGATCCTGAGCCAGTAAAAGTTAGCAAACAAGAAATATCAAGATTATTTGCAAAAGCATTATTTGCTGAAGGATTTACAGAAGAACAAGTTTATTCGGCTATTGCAACAGCAGAAACAGAATCCGGATTAAAATTAACAACTGAAAGAAGTTACAGCGGTACTAGCAATGAGCGCATACGTTCAATCTTTAGTAATGCAAGAACAGTTAGTGATGGAGAACTTACAGAAATTAAAAAAGATAAAGCAACGTTCTTTGAACTTGTTTATGGTTACACAAGTAAAATTGGACCAGGCATGGGTAACACAAGAGCAGGTGACGGAGGTAAGTACATCGGTCGCGGATTAATCCAGTTGACAGGTAAAGCAAACTATCAACGATATGGTAAAGCGGCAGGACTAATAAAAGAAGAATTAGTTGATGAAGCAATAAATCCATTCGGTGTAGAAATTGTAGATGATCCTACTATTTTAATTACTGATGTTGCTAAATCGGTTGCTGTTACAGCGGCATATTTAAAAGAACGTTATAAAGATTTTGGTAGAGGAACTCTTGGTAATTTTAGATATGCTATTGCAGGAACTGAAAGAGGATATGAATTAGGATATCCTAAAGACCAAGGTTATTTACAAGCAAAACTTTTAACAAACGGAAAGTATGATCCAGACTGGATTAGAGATCCGAACAAAAGAAATATTGTAGCAGGTATTGATCAAAATGATCCAAGGAATTCAGGAGTAGTATAATGGGACAGATAATTATTCCACTTACACCTACAGTTAATCCAGCAGAAATTGCAGACAATACAGATTGGAATGAAACAATAGAATCAAATAGATTTCCAGATGGACAATTTGATTTAGAAGGTGACTATCCAAGATCAGGTCCAGGACAACAAGCAGGTAATGGAGGATATGTAAATACATCTAATTTGCCTCCATTAGATCCAAATATTACACCTGGTCCACTACCAGAAGGTCCGGGCTGGGAAAAACTAGATGCAGTTTTAACAAACGTACTAACTCAGGATTGGAGAGAACGCGGTAAAGAAGGTAATCCAAGAATATTAGAATGTTATAAAGTATGTGGCAACAGTTATACAAGAGATAGTAGTTCTATGGCATATGCTTGGTGTGCGGCTTTTGTGAGTTGGTCATTATATACAGCAGGTATTCCTACGCTTCAAACAATGAGCAGTCAAGGTTGGTATAATTGGGGAAGTGAAGTTGACTGGAGAGATACAGCAAATATTAGGAAATGGGACGTTATAATTTTTAAATCAAAAAAACGTTCAGGAGGCCATATTGGTTTCGTACAAGAAATTACATCAAATGGAGTTATTAAAGTATTAGGCGGAAACCAAGGTAATAATGCTAAAGTTTCTAATTATAAATTTAACAGCAATAGTCAATATGTAAAAAGTATAAAAAGAAATTGGAGTTTACCGTCAAACGCAGATATTGCTATCGATGGTACAGCACCAGCAACAGCAGGAACGGATTCAACAACATAATGCCATTAATAGCAAGAGAAACAGATACAGTAGATACAGGTCACGGTTGTACAAGCACAACTACACTAGATGCACCAGGACAAACATTTGTAAAAGTCCAAGGGAAATACGTTGCTAGATTAGGTGATCCAACAGTATCACATACTCATAATCCACCTTTATGTCCTAGCCATGTAGAATATATAAACGGATCAAGTGCAGTAGTAAAAGTTTGTGGCATTTTAGTAGGTAGGGTCGACGATGGTTGTGATGCAGGTACAATAACCAGTGGCGCATCCTTTGTAAACGTAGGGACATAAATATCAATATGAGTACTTTAGAAAAAAATCTATATGATAGAATTGCAATTAAACCAACGCAAGAGCAAAAGCCTGTTGTAACAAGCAGGGCTTATAGAGGTTTATCTACAGTTAATCCTGAGAATACAAGTAGTACGTTATATGATCTTGCTTTAATTAAACAAGATTTACTTAATCATTTTCATATACGCCAAGGAGAAAAACTACATAATCCAGCATTTGGAACTATTATTTGGGACGCATTGTTTGAACCATTCACTGATGATTTGAAAGAAGCAATAGCCGCAAATGTTACAACTATTTGTAACTATGATCCACGTGTACAAGCAGAAAATATTAGAGTAACAAGTTATGAAAGTGGCATTCAAATTGAAATGGAACTTACATACTTGCCGTATAATATCTCAGAAAAACTTAGATTGGACTTTGATGAAGATGCGGGTCTTACAGCATAAATTATATACGCACTTTTCTTAAACAAATAAATACATATGAACAAATAAGGAATGTGATATGTCATCCACAGACAGACAAAATAGACTGCTAGTTGCAGAAGATTGGAAGCGTATATACCAATCTTATCGTAATGCTGATTTCCAAAGTTACGATTTTGATAATTTACGTAGAACTATGATCAACTACCTAAGGACTAATTATCCTGAGGATTTTAATGATTATATTGAATCTAGTGAATACCTAGCACTAATAGATCTTATTGCATTTTTAGGTCAAAATATTTCATTCCGTATAGACCTTAATGCACGTGAAAACTTTCTTGAATTAGCAGAACGTAGAGAAAGCGTATTACGTTTAGCACGTTTGCTTTCTTATAATCCAAAGCGTAATCAAGCCGCTGAGGGATTACTAAAAATTACATCAGTATCTACATCACAAGATGTTGTTGATTCTAACAGTTTTAATTTATCAGGACAACAAATTACTTGGAACGATCCTAGCAACTCTAATTGGTATGAACAATTTATTAAAGTAATGAATGCCGCTTTACCGGCAAACGGAGTTTTTGGTAAGCCTACTAAAAAAGCAACAGTAAATGGTATACCACATGAACAATATAGATTTAATGGTATCAATACTGATATTCCTAAATATTCATTTTCAAAAACTATTGAAGGACAAAGTTTACCGTTTGAAGTTGTAAGTACTGACATTGTTGAGAATGCACTTGAAGAAGAAATTCCACTAGTTGGTAACAGTTTTGCATGCCTATATAAAAACGATGGACAAGGTCCTGCAAGTACAAACACAGGATTTTTTGCAACATTTAAACAAGGTTCTTTAGATGATGGTCAATTTAGTGTTAACAATCCTAGTTCAAATCAAAAAGTTGATATTGATGCAACTGATATTAACGATAAAGATGTTTGGTTATTTAAATTAGATGAACAAGGACGTGAAAATGAATTTTGGACAAAAGTAAATTCAGTTGAAGGCAACAATGTAATTTACAATAGTGTTAATAAAAGTATTAGAAACTTATATTCTGTTTTAACAAGAGTACAAGATAGAATTAGTTTAATTTTTAGTGACGGTGTATTTGGAAATTTACCACAAGGCAGATTTAAAGTAGTATATCGTACAAGTGCAAATAAACGTTATACAATTAAACCAAGTGAAATGACAGGTATACAAATTGCTATTCCTTATCTAAGTGAATTTGGTGTACCTGAAACACTTAATTTAACACTACAATTAAAATATACAATTTCAAACAGTAGTTTAAGTGAAAGTAACGAAAGTATAAAAGCAAATGCTCCATCAACATTCTATACACAAAATAGAATGGTAACTGCTGAAGATTATAATGTTGCTCCATTAGGAGTAAGTCAAGAAATTGTAAAAGTAAAAACTGTTAATAGAAATGCAAGCGGCATTAGTAGATACTTTGATTTAATTGATTCAACAGGAAAATATTCAAGTACAAATTTATTTGGCAATGACGGTATAATTTATAAAGAAACAAAAAATTTAAAAACAAGTTTTAATTTTGTAACTACAACTGATATTGAACAAGCAATTACAAATACAGTAGAACCTATTATACGTGATAAAAAAGTATATAATTACTATCTAGAAAACTTTACTAAAATTCTTGCATCAGATTTAGGGGTTGAATGGACAAGTTCTACACAAGATACTAATAGAAGTACAGGATTAATAAGTAAAACCCAACCTGAAACTGCTGGTGCTGGTGTAGGAGTAACATTTAAAGTTGGTACATTTACAGCAAACAATTTAAGATTTGTTGAAGCAGGCACACTTTTAAAATTTGTTGCACCAACAGGTTTTCATTTTATGAAAAATAATGAACACGGATTAATGGCAGGTTCTTCAGATCATCCTAATGCAATTGATTATATTTGGACCAAAGTTATTAGTGTTAGCGGTGACGGTACAGTAGTAGGTTCAACAGGACTAGGACCAATTGTACTAAATGATAATGTTCCTACTGGAGCAGTACTACAAGAAATAAGACCAAAATTAGCAAATATAATTACAGATGCTGTAAAAACACAAGTAGTTGATCAAGCGTTTGCAACAAATACTTTCGGTTTACGTTATGATGTTGAAACACGCCAATGGAGAATCATTACTGAAGCAAACATTGATAGTGTAAGTAATTTTAGTACAGGTAAAACTGGAGACTCGAGTAATCAAAACTTAGATGCAAGTTGGATCATGTATTTTAAAACAGATGGCGAGCGTTACGATATTACATACAGAACGATGAGATACGTTTTTGAGAGTGATCAAGAAATTAAATTTTACTATGATAGCACAGATAAAATCTATGATAACAAAACTGGTAAAATTATTAAAGACAAAATTGAAGTTTTAAATATCAACAATAAACCAGATGTATCTAATCCATTTAACGTTAGTTACGATTGGGAAGTTGTAAAAGAATATAGAGATGCAGAAGGATATGTTGATAGTAAACGTATTGAAGTAAGTTTCTTTGATGCCGACGATGATGGTGTTATTGATAATCCGCAAGGATTTATTGACATTGTTGCTGAAACTGTTAATCCTGAATCAAAATATATTTTCCAAAAGAAATATACTACAAGTGACGGTGTCGAGGACTATAGGTACGTTAATAATAATATTGAAGGAATTAAAGTAAAAGCAAACTCCGGTGCTATTGGTGCGTATTCACAGTATACAGCAGGACAAGTTTTCTTCACAATGGATACTGAATTATTTTATAAATTAGACAGTACAAAGAAAAACATAGAAATTACTAAAGAGTATAGAGGTTATATAGGACGTTCTGGATTAAAATTTAGATACTTGCATAGTGCAGATTATAATCAAAGAATTGACCCAGCCGCAAGTAACATTATGGATTCTTATCTATTAACACGTACATATGATATTGCTTATAGACAATTCTTAGCAGGCGATAGACTTACAGAACCATTACCACCAAGCAGTGATGAAATGTATCGTACTTACGGCACAGAATTAGAAAAGATTAAATCAATAAGTGATGAAATAATTTATCACCCAGTAAAATATAAACCATTGTTTGGTTCATCAGCGGAGACTAGTTTGCAAGCAACATTTAAAGTAGTTACTAATCCAGATGTAGTTACAAATAATAACGATATTAAGTCAAGAATAATTGAAGCAATCAATGTTTACTTTAATTTAGATAATTGGGAATTTGGTGAAAGTTTTTACTTTAGTGAATTATCAACTTATATTATGAATCAAATGACTCCGGACATTGTTAGTATTGTAATTGTACCTAATGAGCAAAGTCAATCATTTGGTAGTTTATACGAAATTAAATCAGAATCAAACGAAATTTTTATTAGTTCAGCAACAGTAGAAAATGTTGAAATTATAGATGCTATTACAGCAAGTAGATTAAGAGCAACTGGAAATGTTATTACATCAAGTCAAGAAACAATTAATACAGGTGTTGTTAGTTCTGCATCTGAAGCAGGTTCTATAAGTTCTACAGGTGCTATGTCAAGTAGTACAAGTTCAAGCAGTAGTTCAAGCAGTAGCAGTGGCGGCGGCAACAGCGGCGGCGGCAACAGTGGCGGAGGATATGGTTACTAATGGCTTATGACGATAATCAAAACGAAAGTCCATTACCAATAGATGGCAAGAAACCTTCTTTTAAGTCTAATAGTTTATTACCAAAGTATTTTCGCACTACAAAAAATAATAAATTTTTAGATGCAACACTGGATCAAGTTTTACAACCAGGCACTGCACAAAAGTTAAATGGATTTTATGGCAGAAGAACTGCTAAGTCTTATAGAAACAATGACAATTACATTGGTGATATTTCTGTTCCGAGAGAAGCATACCAATTAGAACCATCTGTTATCTCCAAAGATTTATATGACAATGTAACGTTTTATAAAGACTACAATGATTATATTAATCAAATAAAAGCATTTGGCGGTAATGTTGATAATCATGATTTACTTAATGGTTCAGAATATTATTCATGGAACCCAAATATTGATTGGGATAAACTTACAAACTTTAGAGAATATTATTGGATGCCAGACGGCCCTGTACCAATTAATGTTGCAGGACAAAGTACAGAAGTAACAAGAACATACACTATTACAAGTGTTGACAACGGAAATAATTTAGCATACGTTATAAACGGAGACCTTACACAGAATCCTACTATAGAATTATACAAAGGACAAACGTATAAATTTGATATTAGTGCAACAGATATGCCATTTACAATTCGTACTGAGCGTAGTTTAGATGCAGACACTATATATGAAACAGGTATTACTAATGCAAACATTGAAAGTGGAACATTAACATTTACAGTTCCATTAAACGCACCTACAAGATTGTATTATCAAAACAGTAACAATATTAATTCAGGTGGTATTATCAGAATAGCAGAAGTTGACGAAGCAACGGCTATTGATGTTGAATCAGAAATAATAGGTCAAAAAAAGTATACAACATCTAAAGGTGTAGAATTACTTAACGGCATGAAATTAAATTTTGTTGGACAAGTAACACCTGAAAAGTATGCTACAGGAAGTTGGATTGTAGAAGGTGTAGGTACACAAATTAAATTAGTTAATACTGATGACTTAGTAATTGCATTATCGTATGCAGATGATAAGCCCATTGCGTTTGACGACGATAACTTTGATAGTTTACCTTTTGGTAATGCGGCCTCGTATAGTATTACAAAAGATTATATTGTTGTAAATAGAGATTCCCCAGATAAAAATGCTTGGACAAGAAATAACAAATGGTATCATAAATCAGTAATCGAAAAAAGTGCTGAAGTAAATGGACAGTCAGTAAGCATTGATCAATCACAAAGAGCAAAGCGTCCAATTATAGAATTCACTTCTGGATTAAAACTATTCAATTTTGGTACAGAAAAGAAAAATGATATTGATTTAATTGATACGCTGACTACAGATATATTTTCAACTGTTGAAGGCGCAGTAGGATATAATATTGACAATGTTGACGTTACAGATGGCATGCGAATTTTATTTACTGCTGAAAAAGATATAAGAGCAACAGGAAAAATTTATAAAGTTAAGTTTATTACGCATAATAGTACAGTCCCTCAAATTGCATTAATTGAAGATACTGATGCAACTCCGTTAACAAATGAAGTTGTATTAGTTAAAAAAGGAACTAGTAATGCAGGTAAGCACTATTACTATGATGGCACTAGTTGGAAATTAGGACAACTTAAAACAAAAGTAAATCAATCACCTTTGTTTGATATGTTTGATAGCAATGGTATAAGTTTTGCAGATGAAACAACGTATAAGACAACAACTTTTGCAGGTAACAAAGTTTTTAGTTACAAAATTGGCACATCAGGTACAGTAGACCCAGAACTAGGATTTGTAGTTACATACCGTGCTTTAACTAATGTGGGTGATATTACTTTTAATTTTGATTTGCTTACTGAAAGTTTTACATATCAAGATTTAACAAGTGTGTTAGGTGTAAACACTGATACAGGATTTCTAAAAACATACACTTCTTTAAACTCCTTTACATATAAAAATGGTTGGCAAAAAGCAAAAAACTCATCACAGCAAAAAGTTATTAGACAATATGATGTACAAGGTCCTGTAAGCCAATTAGAAATTGATGTTTACAAAAATGCCGGCGATCTTAATGATTTGACTTGTAGTGTATTTGTAAACAATAAACATTTTTATGATTATAGTATTTCAAGACAAGACGGCAAAGCAATAGTAGTTTTTGAAAATGAATTATCAGCAGGCGATAGTGTTATATTCAAAACATCTTCTAGCACTGAGAAAAATGAAAACGGATATTATGAATTTCCAATTAATTTAGAACACAATCCTAATAATGTAAATTTAAATACATTTACTTTAGGCGAAGTTAATGATCATGTGTTTTCAATGATAGAAGACTTAGAAGATTTTAAAGGTATATTTCCTGGAGACAGTAACTTAGGAAGTTTAGGAGATATTAACACTGTAGGTAAAAAGTTTGTACAACATGCAGGCCCTATTAATAATCCTTTATATCATATTACTACAAAAAATGCAAATGTAATTAAAGCAATAGACTTTGCAAAAAATGAATTTAGAACATTTAAAAGAACTTTCCTACAAGTTGCAGAAAACTTAGGTTATGACGGACCAGTCAAACAACATGTAGATAAAATTTTATCTGAAACATTAAAAAATAAAACTACAAATGATCCGTTTTATTTTAGTGACATGGTTCCGTTTGCAGGAAATAAGCGTTTAGAATTTAAAGTTTATGATACTGAAAATAATTTTTTTAGTTTATCTCAAACTTTTGATAAAACTAAATTAAGCAATAAAGCCGTAACAATTTATCAGAACGGAGCACAGTTAGTATATGGTAGAGATTATACTTTTAATAGTGATGGTTTTGCTGTAATTACAGCAACCAAAGCAGACGGAGACTTAATTGAAATATATGAGTACGAAAGCACAGACGGAAACTATGTGCCTAGCACTCCAACTAAATTAGGACTATATCCTGCATATGTGCCTGAAATTATTAGTGATGATAGTTACAGAACACCTACTAATATTATTATTGGACATGACGGAAGTAGAACTATTGCATTTAATGATTATAGAGATGCATTACTGTTAGACCTTGAAAGAAGAATTTATAATAATATTAAAGCAACTTACGATGTTTTAAAATTAGATATTAATGATTATGTTCCTGGAGCATACAGAAATACAAAATTTAAAATAGATAACATTAATAAAATACTACTAAGTGACTTTGTTAAATGGAATGAGTCATTAGGTGGATTAGATTATACTTCAAATAATTTTTATGAACTTAATGATAGTTTTACTTACAACTATTCATATATGTCAGGACCAAACGGTGAAGCACTAACAGGGTTTTGGCGTTCTGTATATAAAAATGCATATGATACAGATACTCCACATACAACTCCTTGGAAGATGTTAGGCTTTGCAGAAAAACCTACATGGTGGAATACTGTTTACGGTGCGGCTCCTTACACAAGTAATAACTTAATACTGTGGCAAGATCTTGAAGAAGGAAAAGTTGCCGAACCAAACAAGTCAGCAAAATATCTAGAAAAATATGTAAGACCCGGCTTAACAAAGCACATACCAGTTGACGAAAGTGGAAATTTATTAAGTCCATTAGATTCTAAGTATGCCAAAGAATATATTAATTCTTATACTAAACTAGGTTTCAAATTTGGCGATCATGCTCCGACAGAAAATGCTTGGAGAACCAGCAGTGATTATGCGTTTAGTTTAATTAAATCATGGTTATTAAATCAACCTGCTAAAGTAATGTCATTAGGTTGGGATTTATCAAGGATCAGCAGAAATCTTGCAGGACAACTTGTTTATACAGAAAACAAGCGTTGTATTTCACTAGCAGATTTAGTTTTCAGTAATGTTTACGGAGATACAACAAGAGTTTTCACAAGCGGATTAGTTGATTATGTTGTTAACTACACATTATCTAATAGTAGTATTTCAACTAACGATTATAAAGAACAAGTAAAAAGTTTAAAATACCAATTAGGTATGAAATTAGGTGCATTTACAGATCAAAATAAAATGAAATTTGTTTTAGATAGTAGAACACCATTCAACAAAGGTAATGTATTTTTACCAAAAGAAAATTATAAAATATTTTTAAACACAAGTTCACCTGTAGATACAGTTTCATATAGTGGTGTAATTATAGAAAAACAAAGTTACGGATTTGTTATAAGAGGATATGATAGAGCAAATCCAATATTTAAAATACAACAAGCGTCTCCACGTACTAACGATCCTGCAGTAAATGTTGGTGGAGTATCTGATGCGTTTGTAGAGTGGGAAGAAGATAAAAAATATACTGTAGATAAGTTTGTAAGACATTTAAGTAAGTTTTATAGAGTAATTGTAGATCATACATCTGGTGCTAGTTTTGAAGCAAAGAATTTTCAAAAAATTAATGACATACCTGTAAGAGGCGGGGCAACAGCATTGTTTCGTAAAAACTTTGAAAGTACAATTACCGAAGTTCCTTACGGAACAATATATACTGAAATCCAAGAAGTTGTAGATTTCCTATTAGGATATGCAAAACAACTTGATACAGCAGGCTTTGCTTTTGATTATTACAATAAAGATAATTCTACTGTTGAAGATTGGAAACTAAGTGCAAAAGAATTTTTATTCTGGACTACACAAAACTGGGCGGCAGGCACAATTATTGCATTAAGCCCTAGTGCTAATCAAATAAAGTTTACAAGACCGTACTCAGTTGTTGATAACTTGTATGATAATTTTTATGATTATTCTATGCAAGATAGTGCAGGGAAACCGTTAGATGAAACATTTACAAGGCTTACTAGAGAAGGAAATACGTTTGCTGTTAATTTAGCAAACACAGCAGACGGTATATATTACATACAACTTCCGCTTGTGCAAGTTGAGCATGTTGCTATACTTGATAATACTTCAGACTTTAAAGATGTAATTTATAGTCCTGCATCTGGATATAGGCAAGATCGTGTTAAAGTTATGGGATATAGAACTGCCAATTGGAACGGTACACTTAATATTCCAGGATTTGTTTTTGATCAAGCAGAGGTAACAGAATGGGAAGCATTTAGAGATTATGCAATAGGCGATACTATTCGTTATAAGGAATTTTTCTACGCCGCAAAAAATAAAATTGCAGGCACTCAAAAATTTATACCTGCTGAATGGAACAGGTTAGAAGGACGTCCTGAAACAAAATTATACACAAACTTTGATTATAGAATAAATCAGTTTACAGATTTTTATGATCTTGATAGCGATAACTTTGATACTGAGCAACAAAAACTCGCTCAACATTTAACTGGTTATCAAAAGCGTCAATATTTAGAAAATATTATAAACGATGATGTATCACAATATAAATTTTATCAAGGATTTATTGCTGATAAAGGATCACGAAATAGTATTGATAAATTATTTGATGCTCTTGCAAGTGCAGATAAAGAATCTGTTGATTTTTATGAAGAGTGGGCTGTAAAAAATAATCAATACGGTGCTACTACAAACTTTGAAGAAATTGAATGGCAATTAAACGAATCTAATTTTAATCTTAGTCCTCAGCCAATTGAATTAGTTGAAACATTACCTACAGCACCAACAGACTTAATTTATAGAATACCAAATTATGATGTATTCTTAAAACCAGAAAATTATGATATAAACAAAATACCTACAAAATATACTAATGAAGAGTATGTTAAAACAGTAGGTTACGTAACTGGTGAAGATGTAAGTCGTGCAGTATTGACAAAAGATGGAATACTAGGATTTAGTATTGATGATATAAACAGAAACGATTATGTCTGGGTAGCAACTAATGACCAAACTTGGGACGTTATTCAACATACTGAAACAAAATTAAGAATTGAAACAGTAACTCCAGTTGGAAGTGAAATTACTTTAGGCCTAAACTTTACTGCTAGAGATATTGCAGTAGGTGATATATTTGGTATTACTAATGCAAATACTGCGTCACTTACAACATTAGATGGATTTTATAAAGCAACTAAAGTTATAGGTAATGATGTAACTTTTGAAACTGAAAATCAAGACTGGCAAGAGATAGACGAAACAATTGATATTAGCGGTACAATAACTATTTTTACTACACAACGTACAGCATCCATAAAAGATGCAAATAAAAATGTTACTGCTAATTTAGGAACTAATGAATTAATATGGATTGACAATGATGATAATAATAAATGGACTGTACTAAAAAATGCTCCAGTGTATTCAGAACATCAAAAAGTATTAAGTACATTACAATTAGATAGTACACAACACGGCTTCGGTCATTCTATAAGTGTAAACGATGGCAATACAAAAATGGCAGTAGGTATTCCATTTAAAGGAAATGGCGAAGTTCATATATATGTGCGTCCAAACGATAGTACAAATTTTGTTTTGGATCAAATTATCTCTGCTCCAACTAATGTTGCAGATGCATATGACGGCAGTACACCTACAACATCAATGCAATTTGGCGAAAGTGTAGCATTAAGTCCAGATGGAAAATTTCTTGTAGTTGGTTCTCCACAAGCATCAAATACATACGGGTTTTATAAAGGAGAATTCCAACAAGGTACTTCTTATACAAAAGGTCAAATTATAAAATATGGTCCAAACTTATATAAAGCAGTACAAAATATTGATCCTGCTACAGGTGCAATATCCTTTAGCAGTTTTGATTCCTATGTAGATATTGTTTCTCAAAGCGATAGTACTTTTATTAATTTATTACAAACTGGTAATTATAAAATTAACGACAGTCCGGTTGCACACATGCTTATAAGAGCGCCGTTGAATGCGTATGAAGGAAGTACAGCCGGCGACGATATTGTTCTTAAATGGAATAATTTTAGTAAATTAAATATCCAAGGTGCGTCAACAGATGTTCAACCGTTTGACGGAGAATTCCCTGCAATAACAGGTGCATTTTTAAGTGACAGACATAATATTGAATATAAAGTAGACAATGTATTAGTAATCGAAAATTTTGTAAACTTACCACAAGTTGGTGATACTCTTTCTAGTACTATTGCTAGTGGACAAGTAGTATATGTAGCAAATGATTTAACAACTTGTACAGTTTACTTGTCGGATGTTAACGGAACATTCGATCAATCAGGATCAGTATTTGTTGGTACTATACGTATAGGTGATTACACAGAAGATTATACTAATTTAACAAGTGGCTTAGGTGGTTACTGGTTTATTAATACACCAACATATACTACAAGTGCAGATAGTACAAATATATTTGTTGATCCAGGACATGGTTTAATTTATCAAGATCTGTTAACAACTGCAAGCGGAAGAAGCACACCAAACTTTTATCATAATATTACTGATGCTAGACAGTTAGCAGTACAAGATGCTAACAATTCGGGTTCTACTTTAAGTTTAATGGACCAAGCATCGTTTGCACAAACACTTACTTACGAAGGTGATCCTTTAGAAGTATTTGCATTACAGGAAAGCCCATTATGGGTAGTAAGAGGAAACAAACCATTTACTGATACATTAAGTATCGGTAGTAAATTTAACATGACAGTAGATAGTGTAAGTGGCAATACAAACTTTACTGATACTGTAATGAGCAAAGCGTTGTTTGATAAAGAACATACTGTTTATGATTTATGGGATGGCTATATTGACTTTACATTTGATGAGTTTGATCAAGCAAATCAATTACCTTTTGAACCAATTGTAGGAGATACAGTAAAAGATACAGTTACTGGTGCGACAGCAGAAATAACTTTTTATAAAAGACAGTTTAACACTGTTAGAATTTATGTAAAAAATATTACTGGTACATGGAGCAAAGGAAACACTTATAACCAAGATGCAGATATATTCCGTTCACGTGGTGCTATTGATCGTAGAATGGGTAGAATAGATGCTGTAAGTTTAGAAGGCACACGTATAGGTAAAATTATTGTTATGGAAGAAGATACTAATTTTCCAGATGCGACAATTAGTCAACTTGATGATTTTGAATATTGGTTCTATAATGAAATTACACTTGCAGGTATACCTCGTGATCCTAACATTCCAGCATCAAATAATAATGACTGGCAACTAGTTACTAATATTCCAGTATCAAATGCTAATGGCACGTTTACAAGTGGATTACAATTAGAAGGTATGTTTAGTGCATATCAATTAAATGAAAAAATACAGTTTGATGTAGTAGATCATTTTACAGTACCTGAAAGAAAAGCAAATGCAAAACTTGGTGACGAAATTCAAATTAACCAAGACGGTGCGTTATATAGAATATTAGTTGCATCAAAAGGTAATGGAACTCAATCAAACGCAGGTAGTATACATTTTATTAAGCATGGTAGCGAAACTAAAAATGGCGTTGCAAGTACATATGAATGGCAGTTAGATATTGATCCTGAGTTTAGAGGATTGTTTAGTTCACAGGTTTTCTATAAAGAAGGCGAAATTGTTAATAACGGAAGTCTACTGTATAAAGCAAAAAGAAATATTGCAAGCGGAAGTGCATTTATCGCAGATGATTGGGAAAGTGTAACAGACGGAACGGCACATGTAGGATTTATTCCAACAGACGGTACAAATAGACTTATTGGAGAAGATGTATTTGATCCTGAATATGGAGTTAGAGATTTTGCAAGAAAATTTGATCAATCTAAAGATGGTGAAGTTTTAGTTGTAAGTTCTAGAATACAAGGCAATGACAGTACAGGAGAGCGTGTAATTGTTGTTTATAGAAGATTACCTGAAGGGCAAATGACGGTATCTCAAACTATTAAACCACCTTATGAAGACTTATCAACAGGATCTTTTACAGGCTTTGGTGATAGCATAAGCATAAGTGACGATGGAGAAATGCTTGCTATTGGTGAACCTTACAATGATGATAAGAAAAAAGATCAAGGTAAAGTATATGTATATACGCTTGTTGACGGTTCGTTTACTTTAACCCAAGAAGTGTTTAGTCCAAACGGGGAACAAGCAGAACAATTTGGTGCTTATTTAAATTTTGACGGTAATCAGTTAGCAGTTACATCATTAAATGGCGATATTGAATTGCCAACTACATTTGATAATAATACAACTATATTTGATGATGAGTTTACAAACTTTAAATCAACAGATATGGACAGCGGTGTTGTATTCATGTACGAAAGAATTAATCAGTCATTATTATTTGCACAAGAATTTGTTATTGACGAACCATTAGCAGTTAATTTTGGTAAAAACTTATTAATGAAAACAAACCATGTATATTCTGCTATCCCAGAAGTTACTGATCTTACTACATTCCAAGGTATGATTATTGACTTTAGAAAAACATTAGGTGCAAAAGCATGGAAAACACACAGAAGCCCAATTGATCAAGTAGACATTGCAAAGATAAAAGGTGCATTTTTATATAACACCCAAACAAACACACTTATTGAAGACTTAGATTATATTGATCCAGTACAAGGCAAAATTGCTGGACCAGCAGAACAAGAATTATCATATAAAACGTATTATGATCCTGCGGCATATAGTCTAGGTAATGATACTGTTGTTATTGATGAGGATAATGCTTGGGGTGCAGAACATGCAGGCCAACTATGGTGGGATATTAGTGCAGTTAAATTTTACAACTACCAACAAAATAGTGTTACATACCAAACTAACTTTTGGGGAGAAGTATTTCCTGGTACAAGTGTAGAAGTATACGAATGGGTAGAAACTGACTTATTGCCAAGTGAATGGGATGCCTTAGCAGATAGCGAAAACGGTATTGCTTCAGGAGTAAGTGGGTTGAGTAGATACGGTGATGGTGTATATTCTCAAAGATTAAAATGGGATCCTATTTCAAATACTAGCGTAGCGAAATATTATTATTGGGTAGCAAACAAGCGTGTTGTACCTACAACTGCTAATAGAAAAATTACTGCGTATGATGTAAAACGTTTAATAGAAGATCCAGTAGGACAAGGACATAGATTTGTTGGACTAATGGCAAAAGATAGATATGTGTTGTTTAACTGTGAGCCATTATTGAGCGGTAATAATGTTGCATTTAATTTACGTTACTACACACTTGATAACATTGACCAAAATATTCATAATGAATATCAGATGTTAACACAAGGTATTGGGTCAAGCAAGCCTACAAGAGATATTGAGCGTAAATGGTTTGACAGTTTAATTGGTTATGATTCTCAATTTAGATTAGTGCCAGATCCTAAACTAAGTGCAAAAGCAAAATACGGTATTAGTAACAATCCAAGACAGGCTATGTTTCTTAATAAATCAGAAGCATTTAAAGAAGTTATTGAACGAGTCAATGATGTGCTAATAAAAAATATTATTGTTGATGAATTTAATATAAGTGATTTGACAAAAAGTGATCCGGCACCGTTTGCAAGTTCAAGAGAATATGATATCAAAATTGATACATACGAAGACCTTGCATTTGTTGGTATAGCAAAAAGAGTTACAGCCTTGTTAACACCAACAGTAGTAGATGGTAAGATTACAAGTGTTGCTATTCCTAATTCTGGCAAAGGATACGTAGATCCAACTTATGATTCAACTGTAGGTGGAACTAGATTAGGTCCTAAAATTACAGTGACAGGTATTGGTAGAGATGCTGTATTAGAATCTGAAATAAATGAACTAGGACAAATTATAAAAATTAATATTGTTGATCCAGGTATAGGTTATGATGAAAATACTACACTTTCAGTGAGGAATTTTAGTGTACTTGTTGCAAGTGATTCAAATGTTGCTAACAAATGGTCGCTATATAACTACACTGGTACTAGATGGAACAGAACTGTAAGTCAACGTTTTGATACAAATTTATATTGGAATTATGCAGATTGGTATGCGGCAGGATATAGCGAATTTACAGAAATTGATAGTCTAATTGATTTTAGTTACCAGTTATCTGCTTTGGAAAATAATATTGGTGAAACAGTTAAAATTTCCTCAATAGGTTCAGGCGGTTGGTTGCTGTTAGAAAAAATTGCAAATTTACAAACTGAAGATTACACACAAAACTATAAAGTAATAGGAAAGCAAAATGCAACTATTCAATTTAGTCCTAAACTATATAATACTAGTTTAAACAAAACTGGATTTGATACTGATACATTTGATACAACATTTTATGACAATCAACCTGTAACTGAATCTAGAGTAGTTTTAGAAACACTAAGAGATCATATTTTAGTTGATAATTTAGAAGTACATTATAACGAGTTGTTTCTTGCAAGTATACGTTACGCATTTAGTGAACAACCAAATATTGACTGGGCATTTAAAACATCATTTATTAAAGCACAACACAATGTTGGTGACTTAATGCAAAAGGTTACATTTAAAAATGACAATATTGACAATTACCAAGATTATATTAATGAAGTAAAACCATTTAAAACTAAAATTAGAGAGTATGTTTCTAGTTACGAAAAAACTGATCCTACAAATAGTATAATTGCAGATTTTGATTTACCGCCTAGATATAGTTTTTCTAAAAAGAAAATTTTAAGTAGTAATGCTAAAGTTTCTAATAATACAATTACAAGTGTATCAAATAGTACTAGCGTTTATCCAGATAAGCATTGGTTAGAAAATAGTGGATACCAAATAAAAGAAATTTCAGTTGGTAATTCAGGATCAAACTATACTTTACCTCCAATAGTAAGTATTGAAGGCGGCGGTGGTACTGGCGCTACAGCAAAAGCATTTTTGAATAATGGTAAAGTAAATAAAATTGAAGTTACTAATCCTGGTAGTGGTTATTTGAAATCACCAGATGTAATACTAAATGGTAGTGTAGAAGATGGCGGAACTAAATGTACTGCAAGAGCAGTGCTTGGAAATGGTAAAGTTAGAGGTACACATATTATATCACGATTTGATAGAGTAAGTGGTAACCCTTATTATTTAGAAGTAGCAAGATCAGAAACATTTACTGGAGATAACGTTACAGCAGTATATAATTTGAGTTGGCCAATGAACTTAAACGGAGCCAAAGTAAAGATTTATATAAACGGAGTAGAATTATTAAAAAGTGAATACTCATATTTAAATTATGTAGATAGTACTAAAAGTTATGATAGAAAACGCGGTAGAATTATATTTGATACACCTCCTTTAATGACAAAAACAATTAAAGTGGATTATGAATTAGCGCCTGACTTATTAACTGCACAAGATAGAGTACAGTCATACTATAAACCAATAGATGGAATGATTGGCAAAGATATTTCACAACTTATGATGGGTGTTGACTTTGGTGGTGTAGAAGTAAAAAGTTTTGACTTTTCTCAAGCAGGTGGATTTGAAACAAAAGGCTTTGGTGTAGAAGCATATGATATTTACGACTCAACATTTGAAGACATTATTTTTTACTTAGACGGTTCAACAGCAGAACTTACTTGGACTACACCGTTAGAAGATGGAGTAGTTTACAATGTTTATAAAAATAATGTAAGACTTGATGATGCAAATTATCCAAGTAATCCTACAAATCCAAATGCTGTTATGACAAGTATTACAGGTGATGGAGTATTGACAAGTATCAATATCCAAAACTTTGGAATAACAACAAAAGATGATGATATATTTGTAATAAGAAAAACTACTAGTGATGGTAGTTTTCAACCAGACCCTGCAAGTTATGACACTGAACTAACTGGAGGCGCATTATCATATAGTAATGCTAAAGGTATTGATGCAAGTGATATTATTGTAGATGGTGACGGATTTATTACACCAATGACAACTACTGGACCTGAAGAACTTGTTCCAGGAAAAATTTCAGATACAGTTGACATTAAAGTTTTCCACAGACCAGATGATGGAACAAGTAATGTACAAACACAATTCTTCCAAACAGACGGAGTAACACAAACTTATAATACTGGAATACATCCTCATAATAGTGAAGCAGTTTTTGTAAGTATTGATAATGTAAGAGTTGCTAACACAGATTACACTATTAATTACGTAAACGATTCAATAACATTTACAACTGCACCAACAGCAGGAAAAGTATTAAGCATAGTTACAATGGGTGTAAGCGGACAGAAAATTTTAGACATTAATAAATTTGTTGCAGACGGAAGTACAAATACATACACTACTAATTTAAAATATCAAACAGGTGTAAGTCATTATGTAACTATAAATGGTGTAGTAATAAATTCTACATTATCCGAAGATGCAAACAAAAATTTTGTAATTACATTTGACACAGCACCGCAAGCAGGGCAACTTGTTGATTATGGATTATTTTATACAACTGCTAAAAACTTTAGTGCAACTAATGTGCAAACACTAATCGGTGATGGTTCAACAACAATATTTGATGTTAACCCAGCACTAGTTGGCGGATTACCAACTGCACAAAATGCTATTGTTGAACTTAACAATAATATACTTGATGCAGGTTATAATGTAGACTTTACAATAACAAATGCATCAACTAGAGAGTATCAAATTCAAGAATGGCAATTTTTAACTAATAGTGTTAGAGGTGAGGACATTGAAGTTTACTTAAATGATGAGTTGCTTGTGAAGAACGTTCAATATAGATGGGATAGTTCAAATAATAGTGTTGTATTATCAGCAGGTATCGGCGGAGTTGGAGACAAACTAGATGTGTTCTTTAGCATTGATGGACAATATGCATTTGGTTATGTAGGCGTTGGTGCAGATAGCAGTACCAAATTTTTGCAAGATAGAAGCAAAATATATTTTGATACAGCACCTACTCTAGGAGAAACAGTAAGAATTACGTCATTTAGTAATCATGATATACAAGATTTTGAGCGTATCAAATACAACTTAGTAAGTAGAGTTACGCTTGTACCAGGAACAACTAACTTTAAAGAATATATTAATTTAAGTAACGGACTTGTAGAATTAAGGAATAAATCACAAGATTCTGAATATGTATGGGTAATTATAAATGGCGTAAGATTAGCACCAAATGTTGATTATTACTTAGAAGAAGATAAACTACATGTAAAAATTCTTAAAAAATTAAGTGCAAATGACAAAGTTGAAATAATACAATTTGGAGAAGAGCAATTAACTCATAGATTTGGATATAGACAGTTTAAAGATATATTGAACCGCGTTCACTACAAGCGATTGGACGATGCGAATAAGTATAAACTAGCACAGGACCTTAATTGGTGGGATACTAGAATTGAACTAGTAGATGCTTCTGATTTACCTGAACCAGGTAAAAAGAAACAAATACCGGGTGTTGTGTTTATAAACGGTGAAAGAATTGAGTACTACGTGAAGCAAGGAAATAGTTTACGTCAAATACGTAGAGGTACATTAGGTACAGGTGTAAACACATTAATTGCTTCAGGAACTGAAGTAAGAGATCAAAGTCCAGGAGAAAATGCTCCTTACACAGATCAAACACTTACACAAGTGTTTACAGCAGATGGTACTACAGCATCATTTGAATTAGACTTTACACCTACACAAGGTGTAAATGAGTTTGAAGTATTTGTTGCTGGACGCAGACTTCGTAAAAATGCGATAAGTAGTTATCAAGTAGACACTAAAGATAGTGCGGGTAACTTTGTAACTAGGTTTATTGCACAAGATAGTGCCGAGGGAGACGTAACTTTACCAGTAGAATTCACTTTAAGTGGTAGTACATTGGGGTTAGCAGTTACACCAGAGCAAGATCAGAAGGTTACGGTGGTTAGACGCATTGGACAAACATGGACAAAAGCAGGAGAAAGCCTAGTTGATGCAGAAAATGACGTTGCACAGTTTCTTAAGGCAAGAACAACGGAACTACCTAAATAAATACAGTAGCAGTGAGAGAAAACATGACAGACAAATTAAATGATAAAAGCGGAGTAGTAGTTAAAGGACATATCAAAATACATGACCCTAAAACTGGCGAAGTGTATGTTGATAAGCGTAATGCTATTCACTACGAGAATATGAGTATTGCTCTTGCAGAAAGCCTTGCAAATCAAGGTCAAGGGATGATATACGAAATGAGTTTTGGTAACGGTGGTACAAGCGTTGATCCAACAGGTGTAATTACATACCTAACTCCAAATAGTACAGGAACAAATGCAAGTTTGTATAATCAAACATTTACTAAAGTAGTAGATGACAGGAGTACAAGCAACACAGATCCTGTAAGAAACAAGATTGAAACTCGTCATGTTAGTGGAACAAATTACACAGATGTTGTTGTAACTTGTTTGTTAGATTACGGTGAACCAGAAGGTCAAGATGCATTTGATACTGCTACAGATACAGATAACCTTTATGTGTTTGACGAACTAGGACTTAAGAGTTATAGCCCATCAGGCACAGGTAGATTAATTACCCATGTTATTTTCCACCCTGTACAAAAAAGTTTAAACAGATTAGTTCAAATTGATTATACAGTGCGTGTACAAAGTTTGTCAGGAGTTTAATAGATGCCTTATACAATTAATTTCACTGACGTAACAAACAAAGGTAGCGTCACAGTTGAAGACAATGAAATCAACGTATCAACTAGTTTAAGTTTAGTTGGACGTAATACCACTAGTTATGGTGTTGAATTTAATCAAAACTTTTTAAAGATATTAGAAAACTTTGCTAACGCATCTTCTCCATCAAATCCAGTTGAAGGACAATTATGGTACGATACTACAGTAGGTAGCGAACAACTTAGAGTATACGATGGAACAAATTGGGTAGCAAGTGGTGGTTTGAAAAAAGCAACCAACCAACCAGAAGCCGCAAGTAGTACCACAGGTGATCTTTGGGTTGATACTGATAACCAACAATTATATTTGTATACAGGTTCTGGCTGGACACTAATTGGTCCGGAGTACGCTGGTGGTTTAAGTACAGGTGTAAGTCCAGTAACTATATTAGCACAAGACAATAAAGAGTACACTGCACTACAAGTTGATATAAATGCTAAACCGGTTGCAATTATTAGTGCCGATACATTTACAGCAAGAGCAGAAATAAACGGCTTTGGTCAAATTAATCCAGGTATTAATTTAAGCACAGCAGATATAACAGGTGATGGTGCCGCAAGATTTTATGGGCCTGCTGAACAAGCAGAAAATTTAGTAGTAGCAGGTACAAAGGTTCCTGCCGCAAATTTCTTACGTGGTGATGTTGTTAGCACAACAACAAAACAATTAAAAGTAAACACAGACGACGGTATTATTTTAGGTAGTGGAAACCAAGTTGCATTAGGTGTTGAAGGACAAATTGGTGTTGTTAGTCACAATACAAGTGGTGCTAGTTTAGATTTTCGTGTAAACGATCAAGGTACTACAAAGACAGTAATGCGAGTTGATTCAACAACAAATGTTGGTATTAATAATACAGCACCAAGTGAAGCATTAGATGTAACAGGTAAAATTAAAGTTAGTGATTCAATTACTATTGACGGAACTACTGCAAGTACAAACTTTGGTACAGGTAGTTTAATTGTAAAAGGCGGTACAGGTATTGCAGGTGATTTAAATATCGGCGGAACAATAAATGTACTAGGTGATACAGAAACTAGAAATATTATTCCAGATGTAACAAACACAAGAACTATTGGATCATTAGCAAACAAATATACAGGAATATATGCAACAACTTTTATAGGAAACTTAACTGGTAACGTTACTGGACAAGTAAGTGGTAGAGCAGGCAGTGCAGACAAACTTTCTAGTTCTACAAATTTCCAATTACAAGGTGAAGTAAGTGCGCCAACTATAATATTTGACGGACAAACAGGCGGTGGCACAAAAACTTTTCAAACAACTATTGCAAACAGTTTTATTAGTAATAAAACCTACACAGGTGATGTCGACGCTAGTGACGAATTTTTGTTAAACAGAGTACAAGGGCAAGTTGGACTTTATAGAGTAAGTAGAAGAGATTTATTATCAACAGTTCCAGTTAATCCACCAGGTGTAATGATGCCATATGCAGGTACAACAGCACCGACGTTTTGGTTATTATGTTACGGACAAGAAATATTACAAGCAGATTATCCTGAACTATTTGAAATAATTGGATTTACATACAAGCAAACAGGATTATTAAGTGATAATGGTGTAGCAAAATTTGCACTACCTGATATGCGTGGTAGAACTGTTATGGGTCTAGATGATATGGGCGGAACAGCGGCAAGTAGAATTACAGGTTTACAAGGTAGTGAACTTGGTAACAGTGGCGGTCAAGAAACAGTTACAATACAACAAAATAACTTACCAGATCACGAACATGATTTAGTTGTTGAAGGTACACAGTTTTATGCAATATTAGATGCGGCAAAAGATGCAAACAGTCCAGTATCATCAATTACTTTTGATGCACCAACAGGACAAAATGCAGGGCAGGCTGTAACCACAAGTGGTGGTGTTGCAGGAACAACCGGACAAGCAATGGAAACATTAAGTCCGTTTATGTCCTTAAATTACATAATTTACACAGGGAAAGTTTAATGGCATACAAACTAAACAAAACAGATGGGTCATTACTAGTAGATTTAATTGATGGTACTATAGATGTTAATAGCACATCATTAACATTAGTAGGCAGAAACTACACCGGATACGGTGAAGCATTTAATGAAAACTTTATAAAATTACTAGAAAATTTTAGTAATGCAAACTCACCAACTAATCCAATACCAGGACAAGTTTGGTGGGATACTAGTGAAGCACGTTTGAAAGTTTATGAAGGGACTGTATTTAAAGCAGTTGGCGGACCATTTGTGCAAAAAACACAACCTAACATGGTTGCTGGTGACTTATGGATGGACAATGTCAACAACCAACTTTACTTTTATGACGGAACTGATTTATCATTAGCAGGACCAATTTATACAGCAGGTCAAGGTGAAACAGGATTTAGAATTGAAAGTGTACTTGATACCCAAGATAGAAGTCGTACACTTGCAAGTTTATACTTAGGTAATGGAACAGACGGAACTACTTCTAGAGCCGCTGTAATTAGTAATGTAGAATTTACTCCAGCAGTAGGATATGGAATAACAGGTATTACAGGTAATATCAAAAAAGGTATTAATATTATTGATAAAGATACTTTCTTATTTGAAGGTACAGCAGACGCGGCAAAAGCATTAATTAAAGCAGACGGTACTAAAGTTGGAGCAGACAACTTTGTAAGTTCTACTACAAATAACACAGTAACAGGATCACTGACAGTAAGTAACTCAGCAGGTGTTACTATTGGACCAAACGCTAACCAAGTACAAAGCATAATTGGTAATTCGTTTGTTACTGCTAACCAGCAGTTAGATGAAAATTATACAATTAGAGTAACAAGTACAGCGGCTGGATCACAGCAAGTAGATGCTGTATTCATAGACGCGGCAAATAAACGTGTAGGTATTTTTGATAACACACCAGAGTATACATTAGATGTTACAGGTGATATCCGTGTAACAGGAAATTTAGTAGTAGAAGGTTCTAGTGCAAGTATAGATGTAAGCACATTACGAGTTGAAGATAAACAAATTGAACTTGCAATTACAAGTGATAGTACACTTTTAACAGACTCGGGCGTTGACGATGCTGGTATGGTTATAAGAGTAACAGGTGTAGATAAAAAATGGACTTGGATACAAGCAACAAACAGTTGGACAGCAACAGAAAATATTAATGTTACTACAGGTAACGAATACAAAATTGCAGGGAATTCTGTACTTAATGCAACAACATTAGGAACTGGAGTAACAGCATCAAGTCTTACAAGTGTAGGAACACTAACATCATTAGACGTTGATAACATCAACATAAACGGAAGCACTATAACAGGCGCTAGTGGAATTACAATTAGTCCAAATGGCGACCTTAATATATCAAATCAAAAAATTACTGCGATGGCACAGCCAACACAGGATACTGATGGAGCAAATAAGGTTTATGTAGACGAAGCAATCGCAGGTTCTGCAATTTCGTTTAGTATGGATGTTACAGGTTTAAATGATACTCAAATTGGTTTGGTCTTAAACGACTTAGTTCCATCAAGTACTGTTGCGAACGGTACAACTGCACGTATTCACTGTACAACACTTGGCGGCGCAAGTGTAACAGGGATCGATATTGCGGCGGTTGCTACAAAATCATTTATAGCAGTAGATGCCGCAGGAGTACAAAACGAGTCAGTATTACAAGATATTGGCTTTACAGATGCAACGGGTGTAGTTACAGTTAGTGTAACTAGAGCGTTGAAAGAATACGTCACAGCAGGTGGGAATTGGACATTTAGTCAAAACTTAACATCTAGTGTGTAAGATAAATATAGTTATAATTAAAGGGTTGAAACATGGCTTATACAATTAACAAATACAGCGGCGCAACACTAGTAGTAGTGCAAGATGGTACCGTTGATGTTACAACAGACTTAACGTTTGTTGGTAAGAACTACGCCGGATACGGCGAAATACAGAACGAAAACTTTTTGTTTTTGTTAGAAAATTTTAGCGGAACATCTCAACCGCCTAAACCAATTAGCGGACAGATATGGCATGATTCAACAAACGGAAAAATTAAGTTCTACGATGGTTCAAAGTTTAAAACAACTGGCGGTGCAGAAGTTTCAACCACACAGCCACTTGGTTTAACAGCAGGTGACTTTTGGTGGGATTCAGGTAACAGTCAACTATACACTTACAATGGAACATCTTTTGTACTAGTTGGTCCGCAAGGCGCTGGTACAGGTTTAACGCAAATGCAAAGTAAAACAGTGCGTGATACTGCAAATGTTAATCACAGTGTAATTGCCGCAACAATTGAAGATGAAATTATATATATTATCAGTGGACAAGAGTTTACAATTGATTCAACAGATCCTACAAATGCAATTACAGGTTATGATGTTATCAAGAAAGGATTAACATTAGTTAATACTACAGACGCAACAAACGGTGTAACATCAACTAATCATTATTATTGGGGAACATCGAGCAATGCATTAAGATTAGGTGGATTACTTCCTAGCAGTTTTGTACAAAGTACACCAGGCGTACCAACAACGTTTGATGATATTGTAAGGTTTCCAGATGCAGGTATTACTGTAGGTGACCAAAACGACTTACACATTTATATTGAAAATGGTAACCAAGGTGTTATTGCTAATGAAGTTGGTACAAACAACATTATAAGATTTAAAACAAGTAATGCTAATAGTGTTCAAACTAATAGTGTTGTAATTCAGTCAACAGGTATTAATCCAGGCTCAACAAGCACATATACATTAGGATCAAGTATTGCTAAATGGTCAAATGTTTGGGCAGATAACTTCAACGGTAATGCAACAAGTGCTAGTGCAATTAAATTTAGTAGTTCAGATTATGCAGGTGACACAAGTGCTATTGCAAACACAACTGCGTTACGTGATAGTTCAGGTGATTTACATGCAAACTTTTTTAGAGGAACAGCAACACAAGCACAATACGCTGACTTAGCAGAAAATTATGAAACAGCAGAGCATCAGCCAGTTGGTACAGTAATGGCAGTTGGAGGAGAAAAAGAAGTTCGTCCAGCAAAAGTGAGTGATTTTGCAATTGGTGTTATATCAGAAAACCCAGCATACTTAATGAATAGCATGGCCGACGGTCAAGCAGTTGCACTCAAAGGTCGTGTACCTGTAAGAGTAAAAGGTCCAGTTTCAAAAGGGCAAGCAGTTTATGCATGGCAAGACGGGTGTGCTTCAACTATTGCAAGTAATGGGTTAGTTGGCATAGCATTAGAGTCTAGTACTTCTGATACTGAGCAGTTAATAGAGTGTGTTTTAAAAGTATAAATATTTAAAACACGTATATAAAGGAAGTAGGCTATGGCAGTTGGCGATTTAATTACAGCCGCAAGATACAACAACGCACAAGGAAGAGTAGAAGCAATCCTTGGAGTTGGATCAACTAATGAAGGTTACGGACAAACTGTCGCTAGTTCACAAGTATCAAGCAATGTTATTATAGATGCAACTCATGTAAACGCCATGTTTACAGATTTAAAGAAAATTTTTGTTCATCAAACAGGTGGTAACCCAAATTCTATTGCAGAAGTAGAAGTAGGTGACACTGTTGCTGAAGATACAAGCGGAGCAGACACTAAAGAAGGCTTCAAAGACTATGAAGATTTTATCAGTATTATTGAAACGGCAAGCAATAGATTTAGATTAGCAGGCTCTCAAAGTAGTACACTTAATAATGCTGAAGTAATTCAAAGACGAAATCAATGGACAGCACCAATTGAATGTGAGTTTCAAGTGTCATTTGCAGATAGTAATGCACGTAGGCATTTTTTTAATGCTGGAGGCTCTTTAACATTTGTAAGTTCTTTGAGCGGAACTCCAACTAGTGGTGATAGTGTTGCAAAAAGTCAAGACTGGGCCGCAATACTTGGAAACGCTGGCACAGTGAATATGAACTATGATGTAACTACAACTTCAGGATCTGGAGTTGTACAAAGTATTGGTAATTTTGATTTAACAACATCATACCAAGAAATATATAGAAAATCAGCAACAGGAGTATATGGCAACAATAATTATATTCTTTATGCTAAGGCGCCTACTAGTTCTACTATACATATAAAATACGAATTTTTTGATGCCGCAGTATCTGGCTACAAAATTGATGAACCAGTTCAAGGACTTTTAGAAGCCAAAATAGGATTTGTAAGGGCAAGTGGATCGAATGTAGATACCCCAGCACCAGCATTTTCGGCCATAAATAGTCTTTAGGATAATTAATAGTATACGGTATTTGCCGTAAGAGGAGATTTAAATGGCCGTTGGTGATCTAATTACCGCAACTAGATATAATGCTTTACAGACTCGTGTAGAGAATATTCTTGCCCTCGGTTCTGGCACTGAAGGCTATGGTGAAACTACAGCAAGTGGACAAGTCGCTGTAGACCAAATAGTTACTGCAACCCACGTAAATCAGTTAAAGACAGACATTGATAGAATTAATAGACACCAAACTAACCAAGCGGCTGGAACTATTGCTACTATTGCTATTGGAGATTTAATTGCTGACGAGACAAGTGATGATCCAGATGGCACATTAAAAGGATTTGTTGACTATGAACAGTCAATGAATACTTTAGAATCATCACCAAATAGATTTAGACTAGCACCATTACAATCAACATCAGGAAGTAATTCAGTATCATCTTCGTTTTCATCAGATTGGAATCAAAATTTAAATGCTTATTTTAGAGTAACTTTTACTAGTGCAGATGCACGTAGACATTTTTTTAATGCAGGTGGTACTATTACATTTGTAAGTAGTTTGTCTAGTTCAGCAAGTGGCGGAAATGTTTCTAAAACAAATGATTGGGCAACTATGTTGTCAAATGCAGGCACAGTAAGTTTTGGTTATAACTATACTTCAGCAAGCGGTACTGGTACTGGTAGTGCAATCGGTAATTTTCAATTAACTTCTTCAGAACAGCAACTTTTTAGAAGAACAGGTAGTGGTGTTTATGCAGATAACAACTATTACATTAGAGGAAGAGAAGTATCAACTACAGTAATAGAATTTCGTATAAATCAGAACGAAGCAGATATTGGAGATGATACAGGAAAAGGTTCAGCACACGTTGATGAACTAGTTCAAGGCACTTTAACAACAGAGTTAGGCTTTGTTAGAGCAAGTGGCGTTTATGTAAATACTCCGGTTCCTACTTTCACATTACAATCTGCTTATTCTGGCAGTTAATACTTGACTTTCTAGCAGTTTTGCCGTATAATAGTAATTATATGGAGAAATTATGGATCAACGTCTAAAAAAAGCACTTGAACATGCAGATTATGTTACAACATTTAAAAATCAAAAGCGTGTACTACTAAACCAGTTTGACAAACAATCTACAATCTATTATGATGGCGGGCAATTTACTGCTTCAAGAGAATACATTGCAAGTTTAAAGACAATTAACAGTTGTATTTTTGTAGATAATAACAATACTCCTATTGAAATAAAAAATAGAGGTGAATTTTATGATGCTTTAGTAGAAGCATATTCAACTGCGTTAAAAACTTATCATACAGAATATCAAAAATTAATAAAAAGTGAACGTACCGTACAGGGAATTCTTGATGTCTAAAGGCATAATTGTTCATGCATTTAACAATGAAGAAATAGATTACGTAAAGCAAGCAATAGATGTTGCTAAACGTGCTAAGAAGCATCTTGACTTGCCTACAAGTGTAATTACTGATATGGATATTGATAATTCAGTATTTGATAACGTAATAAAATTTAATACTCCGCAAAGATACACAAAAAAATTATACAATAATGGTAATAACGGAAAACACCTTACATTTAAAAACAATGCAAGGGTGTTAAGTTATGAATTAACTCCATATGATCAAACTTTAATGATTGATAGTGATATTATTATTTGTGATGATACTTATAAAAACTGTTTTACACAAAACAATCCTTTATTAATGTATAGGAAAGCATATCATTTAGCAAATGAATCAAAACATATTGATTATAGAGAATTTGATAAAGTAAGCGATGCAAGTGTAGACTTTTATTGGGCAACTTGTGTATATTTTACAAAATGTAAACAAAATAAAATATTTTTTGATTTATTACAGCATATAGAAGAAGAATGGACGCATTATAGAATGTTATATCAAATAACACAACAAACATATCGTAATGATTTTGCGTTTAGTATTGGTATACACATAATGAGTGGCCATAGCAAAGCAAATTTTGTTGGTCCTATGCCAGGTAAACTATATTATACTATTGACAAGGATACGTTACATAGTATAAAAGACGATGAACTTACATTTATAATAGACAACAATCCAATTAAGACAAAAAACATGACTGTACATGCAATGAATAAGTTTAATTTAGAGGAATTACTATGACCAAAGGAATTTTAATCTTTGCACAAAATAATACAACTGATGATTATGTAAAACAAGCCTATCTGTGTGCATTGAGCGGTATGCATAGTGGAAATAAACATTTCACTCTTGTAACTGATAAAGAAGTTGATGAAAAAACAGCCTTTATATTTGATAAAGTAATTGTTTTAAAACACGATCAGGCAAAGTCTAGTGAATGGAAAATAGAAAATAGATGGAAAGCATTTAATCTTAGTCCATATAAAGAAACTATTGTAGTTGATAGTGATGTATTATTTTTAGATAAAATTGATTGGAAAAAATTTGAAAAAGAAGAGTTATATTTTACACAAAATCCAATTACCTACAGACAAGAACCTATCAACGACACGTATTACAGAAAAGTATTTTCACAAAATTATTTATTTAATGTGTATGCAGGATTGTATTACTTTAAAAAAACAAAACGTGTAGCACAATTCTTTGCATTATTAGAAACTGTGATTAAAGATTGGGAAGATTTTTATGATGTATTTTGTAAAGAATTTAAACCAAAGCATTGTAGTATAGATGTATGTGCGGCCATTGTATTAGAACTTATGGAGTATGACAACTTTCAACAAGTAGACTTAATAGACTTTGTACATATGAAGTTACATGCACAAAATTGGGTAGATACAAGTGAGCATTGGCAAGAAAAAGTAGATTGGTATTTTAATGACGGACTTAAAATTGGAAACCATAAACAGCATGGCGTTTTTCATTATACTGAAAAAGACTTTTGTGATAAAATTTTAGCAAGGTATGAAAAATGTACTGGCTAATATTTGATAAAGATACAAGTAGAATTACTGGTTTACAAAATTATACTCCTGAAACAGAATTTTGTTTAGAAGTAAATGAAGACCAATATATTGACTTTATGTCTAATCCTGACAAGAAAGATAATTTTGTTGTAAAGTATGATCTTGCACAGAAGAAATATGTAATACTAGCATATGAAAAACCTAAATTTACATATGATATTAAAGATGTAATATATCATGTACCTAAACAAAGTATAGGAGATTGTATTATAAAACGTACAGACAAATGGGAATTAGTTGTAAATGTTAAAAAAGAAATGCTGTTAAATCCAAGACAACAATGTAAATTTAGTATTACAAAAGCAAATGATCCTCATTTATTAATTAGAACATTTACAGCAACAGTAGAACAAATTACTAAAGGGTATACAGTCAACTTTAACTATGAAGAAGAGCGTGGCGATGTAAGTATATATACGCCAAAGATTTTTGATACATACGGATTTTTTGATGAAACAATTTAAAGTTCTAGACTACGACATTATATACTTGTCGTATGACGAGCCAAATGCTGAAGAAAATTATGCAGATTTACTGACCAAAGCCCCTTGGGCAAAACGCATACACGGAGTAGAAGGATCAGATGCTTCTCATAAAGCGTGTGCAAACATAGCAGAAACAAAACGTTTTATTACTATTGACGGAGACAATCAAATAGATGAACAGTTTTTAAATCAAACAATTAATTTTCAAGATGGTGTGGATCTGTCTAGACACGTAGTTAGTTGGACTGCTGATAATATTATCAACGGATTGCGTTATGGCAATGGTGGTATAAAATGTTGGGATAGAGAAACAGTCTTAAAAATGAAAACTCACGAAAATGCAGATCCTGATAATATTGCGGCAGGTATTGACTTTTGTTGGGATTTAGAATATATTCAAATTAATAGTTTAATGAGTACAGTCTATAATAATGCTACACCACATCAAGCATGGCGTGCTGGTTTCCGTGAAGGTGTTAAGATGTCGCTGATTGAAGGAATGAAACCAGCAAAAAATGAACTTATTGGCAATCATTGGAAAAATCTAGAACGTTTGTATATATGGACTATGGCAGGTGCAGATGTAGAAAACGGTCTTTGGGCAATACATGGAGCAAGAGAAGGCTTATATAAAACAATGTGTACTGATTGGGACTATGTTAATGTTCGTGATTTTGAATACTTGAATAAATTATGGAAAGAAAAAGTCCAAGACGAAAGCGATTTACTAGAAGCATGCCAAGACTACGGCGAAAGATTAAAAGTACAGTTGGATATTCCTATTGCTGTAACGCCCTTAGATGCTCAACAAAGCAAGTTTTTTAAAAGCACATACCGCAACCCACCAAGACCAGAACATCCTTATATACGCACAACTACTACACAATTTAATACTTTTTCGTCAAACTTTATTCCTAATAAAAAAGTAGAATATGATATTGTAATGATATCTTATGACGAAGCAAATGCAGATGAAAACTTTGATAAGTTAAAAACACGTTTTCCGAGAGCCCAACGTATACACGGAGTCAAAGGAATACATCAAGCACATATTGCCGCGGCAAATATTTGTTCTACTGAGATGTTTTGGATTGTAGACGGTGATGCTGTTATAGCAGATGATTTTAATTTTGATTATGAAGTAGAAGATAGTAGAGCAGTGCATGTATGGCGTAGTCAAAATCCTATTAATGATTTAGTGTATGGCTATGGAGGTGTAAAATTGTTTCCTACGCAAATGACACGTGATATGGATACAAGTCGTCCAGACATGACTACAAGTATTAGTGATAGATTTAAGAAGATGGAAGGAATATCTTGCATAACTGCATTCAACTCAAGCGAGTTCAGTACTTGGCGTGGTGCATTTAGAGAATGTGCAAAATTAAGCAGTAAAGTAATCGACAGACAAAAGGAAAATGAAACAAATGAAAGACTTAAAACTTGGACAACCGTGGGACACGATAGACCATTTGGGAAATATGCTTTGGCAGGCGCTACCGCTGGTATGGAGTTTGGCCTTTCTAGCGGGGCTGACCTTCGGCTAATAAATGATTTTAATTGGCTATACGAACAGTTTACAGAAACTACTGATACTACAGAAGAGTGGCAAAAACTATATAGAGATGCTGACACAGTTACAACAAAGCCAGTTGATATTGCACCTGTTGAAATACAAGAAGATACTGGATGGAAACAAACTGTTCCATATAAAGAAGATGAACCATTACCGCCCAGAGACACATTTATTGTAGACTTATTAGATAGATTTGAAATATTATACGGTGATAAAGTAACTAATATTAGACGTTTTTATAACGATGGACATATGTTAGACATACTTAAAATAATTGGAGATGAAGATTTACGTAAATTTGTTGAAGAAAGAAACTATCACAGTTTATTTAGATATTTAGAAAATAAAGGTATTGAAGATATCGAAGATATTAGAAAAATGTATATTGAAAAAAATGTACATAGTTTGTTTAGATTACTAGGCGAAGATCACGAGGAGTTACGAAAAGCAGTAACTGAAGATAATGTGCATAGTCTATTTAGACTTGTTGGTGATGAACACGAAGATCTACGTAAAACTGTGGTAGAAGAAAACTTGCACAGTCTATTTAGATTGTTAGGTGACGAACACGAAGAACTACGTAAAGTAGTAACAGAAGATAACTTGCATAGTTTGTTCAGACTGTTAGGACCAAGCCATGATAATTTACGTACAGCAATGATTGACAAGAATTTACACGGTCTGTTTAGAATACTAGGCAATGACTATGAAGATTTACGCAAAGCAACATTAGAAAAAAACTTCCATGGTTTATTTAGATTACTAGGTGACGAATACGAAGACTTGCGTAAAGCAGTTACAGAAAAAAATGTACATAGTTTATTTAGATTGATAAACGAAAGCGATACAACAGATGATTTACGAAAAGCACTAGTTGAATCAAATGAAATGAGTTTGTTTAGACTAATTGAAGATAAAGATAATATTGTTGAAGATATTAAAAAGGCAGGCTTCTATAAAAATATGTGGAGTGTCAAACGTATTGAGCCAAGTGTAACTGATGAAGTTAATTTAACTATGGATAATAATAGACATGCATTGTGGCGTGTACTCGATAAGCATACAGGAAGTGCATTTGTAAAACCATTAGAAATATTAGACAAGCACAAAATAGAATATGACAAAGATGTAATGAGCCGTGGACAATTAAAAAGTAAAAAATGGCTGGTTGACGAACTTACAAAATTAAATTTACCATTAGGTACTATATTTTTATGTGCAGGTTGGTATGCTAGTATTGTGCCATTAATGCAAGAAGCAAAATTAGACTTCGAAAAAATTCGTAGTTTTGATATTGATCCCGAAGCATGGAAAATTGCAGAAACGTTTAATGCTGATCTAGTTAATGAAGGTTGGCAGTTTAAAGCAAGTACACAAGATATTATGCATATTGATTATATTGAACACAACTATAACACAGAAAAATTAGACGGTGCAATAATACCGTTGACTGATATGCCACACACTATTGTTAATACAAGTTGTGAACATATTGATAATTTCAAAGATTGGTATAACCTGCTACCAGAAAGCAGATTAATTATATTACAAAGTAACAATTACTTTGCAATTAAAGAACATGTGAACTGTTCAAATAACTTAAAAGAATTTAGTTCAAGTACGCCAATGCAAAAAGTATTATATGAAGGCGAACTTGATTTAGGTCAGTATACAAGGTATATGAAAATTGGATACAAGTAAACTAACACTTAGGCAACTACAAACTGAAAGTGCTAGAGCCTTGAGTTGTATGGAAGCAACTAATAATAACATTTATCAGTTTAACAAACAAGCACATCATAACAGCCAAAATTGGTATGCGGCTGTGATTGATTGGTATGTAAATACATACGGAGGACTTCCAAGCGAAACAGGTCCAGGAAAGGATGTTAAACTAGTAATCGAATGTATAGATACGAAGACATAAAAGAAGTACACTTAGAAATTACGCAGAAGTGTCAAGCGGCTTGTCCTATGTGCGACCGTAATATGAATGGTGGCGCAGATAATCCTCACATAACAAATGCTGAACTTAGTTTAGCAGATGCAAAGCGTATGTTTAGTCCTGACTTTATTAAGCAATTAAATGTAATGTATATGTGTGGTAACTTAGGAGATCCTATTGTTGCACGAGATACATTAGAAGTATTTGAATATTTTAGAGAACATAATCCTAATATGTGGCTTAGTATGAATACTAATGCAGGTGCTAAAGATATTTACTGGTGGGCAAGATTAGCACAAGTAATAGGACGTAGAGGAGCAGTAATTTTTAGTGTTGACGGATTACGTGATACTAATCATTTGTATAGACAAAATGTTGTATGGAATAACGTTGAAAGAAACATGCAAGCATTTATTGACGCAGGCGGTAGAGCCCGTTGGGACTTTTTAATATTTCAACACAACGAACATCAAGTTGAAGAAGCAGAAGCACTTGCTAATCAATGGGGGTGTGAAAAGTTTATTAAGAAAAAATCAGGTAGATTTATTACAAGTGATATCAAACCTAAAACATCACACCAAGCAGTAAATCGAAAAGGTGCTGAAACACAAAATCTAGCACAGCCTAAAGATGAAAAGAATAAAAATTTAGCATTATTAAAACAAAAAGAAATTGAAAAATCTTACGGAAGTATGAAAGATTATTTAGATAAGTGTAGTATAACTTGTAAGGTGGCAAAGCAAGGAAGCATATTTGTAACAGCAGAAGGATTATTAATGCCATGTTGTTGGACTGCTGGACGCATGTACAAATGGTGGCATGCTGATCCTCGTGTAGAACAAGTATGGGATCATATAGATAGTGCTGGCGGCAAGGATGGCATAAGTATTATTGATAACGACATTAAACACGTGGTTAACGGAAAATTGATCAATAGTATTACTACAAGTTGGCAAAAAGATAGTATTGCCGATGGTAAATTAGGCGTTTGCGCCCAAAAATGTGGTAGCGAATTTGATCCGTATGCGGAGCAGTTTAAATGATTTTAACAGATATTTCTGATTTAAAAAAAGTAGAATTAGAAATTACAAGTAACTGCAATGCGGCTTGCCCTGGTTGTGCAAGAACTGATGCCGCTATTGACGGAACACTTAAAGTACAAGACTTTAGTTTTGCTGATCTAAAAAGAATTTTTCCACCTAATAGTTATCAAGGAGTAGAATTTAAATTTTGTGGGGTATTAGGAGATCCTGCAATACATCCTGAGTTTGCTGAAATGCTAGAATATCTATTATTGTGTGGAGCAGTGTGTAGCATCAGTACTAATGGTGCAGTCGGCACAGCAGACATGTGGCGTAAAATAGGGCAACTTTGTCACGACCACGAAAAGCGGTTTCATTTACATTGGTGTATAGACGGGCATGAACAAACTAATCATATTTACAGAGTAAACACAAAATGGAAAGTATTAGAAAGAAATATGAATGCTTTTGTAGAAACTGTAGGCGAATATGTATATCGAGCGAAGTGGGTGTTTATTGTTTTTGATCATAATGAACATGAACTTGAAGCGGCAAGAGAACATGCAAAACGTTTAGGATTTAATTTTGCAACTCGTACAGGTATGCGTAATAGTTTCCATCAATGGACGGCTAAAATTAAAAAGAAAGATCATAAGCAAAAGAAAGTTGTCACTACAGAAAAGGTTATTACTACTACAGGAAAAAAAGAACACAGTAAAGTAGAACAAGTGAAAGAACTTGATAAGTTTATTGCTAAAGAAAATAAAACAGAAAAAGAAACAGTAGAAGTATTACAAACAATACAATGCAAATATATACACGAAGGAGAAATATTTATTGCGGCTAACTTAACAATGTGGCCTTGTTGTTTTTTAAGCGACTGGGCGGCAAAGGGTAACGATAATATAAATGAAAAACTTGCTGAATACGGTACTGGTTGGAATAGTCTTAAAGATAAAAGTATAACTGAAATTATGCAACATCCTTGGTATAAAAAAATCCTTGGAGACAGTTGGAATCCAACTCATCCAAAGCATTTAAAAAGATGTATTAGAACTTGTGCTTACAATAAAGCCTATCATAACGAAATAAGAGATGAAAATGAAAAAGTTGAAGCAATATAAGTGCTTAGAATCAGTGAATAGTTTATATGTAGAACTCACTGACCAAGGATATAATGCACAACCATGTTGTCTCTTTAAAAATGATGAGGTAACTGGTGTAAAAAATATTGAAGACTTATTATCTAATCCTTATATTAATGCTATAAGACAAAAATTTGCTACAAACTGGAAACGTCCAGAGTGTATAGATTGCATAAGGAATGAAGAACTAGGCAAAGAAAGCAAACGAAAGCGTAGTTTACAAAAAGGTTTTGACAAAGGTATTATTAGATGGGATCTAAGACCTAGTAACACATGTAATTTAAAATGTGCAATGTGCAATCCTGCAAATAGTAGCAAATGGATGGAAGATGCAGAAATATGGCAGAAGTATAATTATAAATTAAGAGATATTGGAAGAGTACGAGAAGATATTGACTGGGATTGGGTCTATACAAAAGTTGTAGATAAGGCAGAATACATTTATATAGCAGGTGGCGAACCTTTTTATATGAAAAATGTACATAAATTTTTAGGTGACTTATCTAAGCACAAATGGAATTGTGAAAATACTAGGATACAGATTCAAACTAACGGTATAAGTAATACTCCAAAATTTTTAAATATTTTATCAAAGTTTAAAAGATTAGAATTTAGTATGAGTATAGATGGTTGGGGTGATGTAAATGAATTAATTAGATTTCCTACTAATCATAATACTTTTATAGAACAAACAGATGAATTAATGCAACTTGATACTGAAGACATATACTTTAATATAACTGTACAAGCAATGAATTTACCTAACATTGATACTCTTGTTAGTAATATTAAAGATAGATGGAATGGCAGATATGATATACATAAACTTCATGCTCCTCGCCATTTGAGAATTAACTGTTTAAAACCAAGTGTTGTAGAAAAAGTTTTAGAAACTACTACTGTACCTGAGTTAAAACATTTTTGTAGCGACTACGCATATGACGATGAATATAATAAAAAGATGCAACAATTTTTATTAGACTTAGATGTAAAACGTAAAACAGATAGTAAAAAAATAATAGGATGGTGCTTCGAATGACATGGTCAAGTGAAACATTAGAATGGATTGATATCGAACTTACAAGTTTTTGTAATATTAAATGCAAAGGCTGTTTTCGTGTGCTATCAGATTATAAAGACGACATACTTAATAAAACATATCTTGACTTGGATACTATAAAAGAAAAGTTCCAAAAACATATGTTTCCAAATATGAAGATTATTAATTTTTGTGGCAGTGTAGACGAACCGTGCAGTCATCCTCAGTTCCATGAAATTATTAAACACTTTGCTAGTTGGGGATGTCATATTAATATTGCTACTAATGGAAGTTTACGCACTACAGCGTGGTGGGAAAAACTAGCAAAAGAATTAACATGCAGTCATAGAGTGACTTGGGGTATTGACGGAAGTGATGAACTATCAGAAGTATACAGAGAAGGTTCAAGTTTTAAGAAAGTACAACAAAATTTTAAGGCGTTTATTGCCGCTGGCGGACAAAGTGTTTGGCAGTTTATTAGTTTTGAACATAACGAACATCAACTAGAAACTGCAAAGCAAATGGCTAAAGACGAAGGCTTCAGAGATTTCAAAACTATTATTAGTCATCGTAAAGATACTAAAGAAGTTAAACATAAAAGAGCAAAAGCAGATCGTAATCCTGGAGAACGTGCATGTATTAGTTGTAAGTACGCAAATCAAAAACGTATATTTGTAAATCATATGGGTAATGTTATTCCATGCTGTCATTTGAATAGCAAAATGTTAGAATTTCCTGTTAGTGGTAAGCATAAAGATAAGTTTGAAGATTTACTTACACAGCATGATTACATGTATGATATCAATCTTAAAAATGTAACTTTAGATCAAGCAATGAATAGTAAAGTTTGGAATGGTATCAAAGACAGTTGGACTGACGATGTGCGTATTCCTAAGTGTGAAAGTACTTGTGCAGAAAAGATAAGAGATAAATTTGTTAAGGAGAAATTATGATAGACTTTTTTCCAGTATGGTCCAGCACATATGAGCAGGATGGCAATACATATGTTTTTAGAAACGCAAAAGGTACTGTAGACACAGATGATAAACCTCAATACGAGCGTGGTATAAAAATAGCAGACTATAAAGAGCGTAACGAAGTAACAACACGTAAGTTAGCAATTGGTAAGTATCATTTTTCAGCAGATGTAGAATTTATAACACCCATAGTATTTCATGCTCACCGGGCTACAGTATTCCAAATACATGATGGGTGTGATGATCCCGGAATACCTCCTAGTATGCTTAACATTGTAAACGGACATTTTAATATTAATTCGTTTCCTGCTATAAAAGATCACAATCCAGTACCAGCAGAATTAAAATTTAATTTAAAAGCAGACGTAGAATATACTAATAATAAATCAATAAACGTTGACTACTATATTAACCATGATTACATAGGATCAACAAGAAGAATTAATTGTGGAGATATTTTATATATTAAATTTGGATTATACAGGATACAAGGTAGATGTGATATAATCCAAAAATATACTAACGTGGAGTGTATAAAATTATGATTATTAAAAATAGCCAACAAGATATACACATAGTCGAAGACGAATCAACAACAACTTTAGGATATAAAGTTTCCGGAGGCGCTGATAGTGCTATTGTTGGTTATATGTTATCAAAATTTGTTGTAGAAGAAAGACCTGATATTAAGATTATGCCTATTACAACTACACTTGCAGGGAAACAATATCAATTAATATATGCTAAACGTGTACTAGAATTTTTAAAAAACGAGTTTGGAGATATATTTGTAGAACATCAAACAAGTCATGCAAGCCAATTGAACAAGTATGTTTCGTCACAAGATACATTGGTTGATGAAACAAGGGCTAATACGCCAGCAAAGATTATATATAGTGGCATTACTTCTAATCCTCCTAAAAAAATATATAGACAATGGTTACCGCATACAGGTCCATCAGATAACAGGAATGGAAAAAAATTTCCTACTAAAAATAGGCTAACAAGAAATCCATTAGTTAATATTGATAAGAAGGGTGTTGCAGAACTTTATAATACACTAGGAGTTATGGATACATTATTTCCAATTACTCGTAGTTGCGAAGCATGGGAAAAACATGAAAAATATAATATAGAAAAACATTGCGAAGAGTGTTGGTGGTGCCGAGAAAGGTACTGGGGATTCGGAAGATATAAATGAGTTGGCCTGCTAATATAAAAGAAGTTAAAAAAATACAATTAGAAATAAGCAACTATTGTAATGCTAGGTGCCCGGCGTGTGCGAGAGAAAAAAGCATAACAAAAGATGACAAACAACATATTGGAATTAACGACACATATGTAAGTTTAGAAACATTTAAAAAATGGTTTGACAACGGAGACTTTTTTTGGAGTCTAAGACTAATTGATTTTTGCGGTAACTATGACGAACCAACTACAAATCCTCACCTTTTAGATATTATTGAATGGATTTTTGAAAGCGGAATATTTAGTCGGCAATTACAAGTTAACATTGCTACTAATGGTGGTACAAGGAATAAAGATTTTTGGAGGAAACTAGGAAAACTTGCCGACAAATATCAATATTTAAAAGCACCTCGGCGCGGCACTACAAATCCAGGAACAATACAACGATTGAATGTAATTTTTGGTATTGATGGATTAGAAGACACTAATCATTTATATAGAAGAAATGTAGACTGGAATAAACTACAAGAAAATTTTAGAACATACATTGCCGCAGGCGGTAGAGCAAGTTGGCAGTTTATATATTTTAAACACAACGAACATCAAGATGAACTAGCAAGGCAACGGAGTATTGATGAAGGATTTGAGCGTATAAAATTTAGAGGCACAAAGTCAAGAATACATAAGATTGTAACTCCAGGCACAGGCAAACATGAATTAGATACAAAGAAAACAACAAAGAAAATTGTATGTAAAGCACTTCAAAGACCAGATTACTTTGGATTAGATTCAGGATTGTATATAACAGTAAAAGGAGCAGTGCTTCCTTGCTGTTGGTGGGGTACAGAAGCACATATAACAGATTTAGAAAAGACCTATAATAAAAAATACAATTTTAAAGACATTCACCTTGGTAACGGAAAAAACTTTCAGGAAATTTTAGACTCACCTTGGTACAGTAATTTACATGATACAATACAAACAGAAATATTTGATAAGTGTGTACACCATTGTAAACAAAATATTATTAGCACTATCAACAATCAGATACATGAAGAAACCATGAGATAAGTACATATATAATGACAGAAAAAACAAAATATCCCTCAGAAACATTCTGCTTACTACCTTGGGTACATTTAAGTACTAGACCTGACGGTAGTATGCGAGTATGCTGTACAGCAAATGCAAGTTCAGTTGGTCCTACAAATGATAAAGAACATGGAGGACAAGTTGGCATATTAAAAGATGAACAAGGAAGACCTAACAACTTAAATGTTAGTGACTTTGAAACAGCGTGGAACAGTACATATATGAAGAATGTGCGTAAGCAAATGCTTAATGGTGAAATGCCTCCAAGTTGTATTAAGTGTTACAAGGAAGAAGCCGCAGGCCATAATTCAAAGCGTATGTGGGAAACAGCGTATTGGGCTCAAAGAGTTGATGTTGACAAAATTGTTGCAGATACAAAAGAAGATGGATCAGTACCTCCACAATTAGCATATATTGATTTACGTTTTGGAACCAAATGTCAACTTGCTTGTGTTATGTGTTCACCACACGATTCAAGTGGTTGGATAAAAGATTACAAAGCAATTTTTCCAGCAGTGCAAGATGAAAGCCTAAAAGAAACAATGCAATGGAAAGACAAAGGAAGTTTTAACGGCAGTAGTTACAATTGGCACAAACAAAATCCTACATTTTGGAAACAGTTTTATGAGCAAATGCCAAGTATGCAACAAATATATTTTGCAGGCGGTGAAAGTCTTATTATTGAAGAACACTACGAAATACTTGAACATGCAATTAAAATGGGTTATGCAAAAGATTTAGAATTACGTTATAATTCAAATGGTGTTGAATGGCGTGATGACTTGTTTGACTTATGGAAAGAATTTAAACTAGTGCGTTTTCATTATTCAATTGATAGTATTAAAGAAATGAACGATTATATTCGCTACCCTAGTAATTGGAAACGTCAAGAAGAAGTGTTTCATATACTAGATAACGAAACACCTAACAACACAGAAGTAACAGTTGCTTGTGCAGTACAAGCACTAAACATATATTACTTGCCAGATTTTATTCAATGGAAACTAGAACAAGGTTTTAAAAAAATTAATATGTGGCCGTTTGGAGCAGGAGCAATAAATTATCATTTTGTTTATCATCCACCACATCTTAATGTTAAAATTTTGCCTAAATGGTTTAAAGAAAAATGCAGAAAAAAATACGAAGCATGGTATCCGTGGTGGGAAGCAAATTGGGAAAAAGGAGTACCTAGTTGGCATAAAGGTAAAGTTGATTACGATAAATGGCGTAATGCTAGTTATGGCATCAGCAGACTAAATGGTATGCTACAATTTATGGAAAGTGAAGACTGGTCTAGACGATTACCAGAGATGAAAGAATTTTTAACTTTGTGTGACACGCAACGTAGTATTTCCTTCGCAGAAACATTTCCAGAAATGAAGGACATTTTTAATGACATCTAAAACATATTGTCCTTTACCTTACATGCATCAATATATAGGGTCTACAGGACATCCTACACCTTGTTGTCATGTATTTGAAAAAGAAAACTCTTGGCGGTTTGCGAACTACGAAAAAGGTCTGAAAACACGTATGTACGATATAATGCGTCAACAAATGAAAGACGGACACTGGCCCTTAATTTGTAAAAAATGTAAAGTACAAGAAGAAAGAAATACGGTAAGTCATAGACAACTAGCACTTGAAAGATTTGGATATACAGAAGAAATAAAAATTAAATATCTTGATATTGCATATAGCAATAAATGTAATCTTGCATGTAGAATGTGTAAACCTTCAGATAGCGATCAATTAGAAGAGTTGTATAAAGATCAAACTGAATTTCCATCATGGATTGCTAGTGGTTGGGCAGAAGTAACAGAAGATGAAAGTTTAAGAAAAGTAAAATGGACAAAAAAACTTGTTAAAGAAGGATTAGAATTATGGAAAGTTACAGGAGGTGAACCTACTGCTTGTAAATATTTTATGGGGTTACTTGATTGGATAATTGATAATAATTATGCTAACGGATTAGAAATTCAACTTACAACTAACGGTACAAAATTTAACAAACCATTAATTCAAAAACTTCTAAAATTTAAGAAAGTAAAATTATTGTTGAGTATTGATGGTACAGGTAAAGTTTATGATTATATTAGACATAATGCTTCTTGGCCTAAAGTTTATGCTAATCTTAAATCGTTGACAGAATATCCAACTATTGATCTAATGGTTGCTTTAGTTGCTTCTTTCTACAATACTACAAATATTGCTGATCTAATTCACCAATGTGCTAAACTTGGCATTCCTGTATATACTGATCAAGACCTTAAACCAGAAAATTCTGAAATATCGCCATACAATACAGATAGTAATATTAGAAATATACTTAATACACAAGCAACTCAGTTAGAAAAAGAATATACAACGGATAGTTTAGTAGATCATCATGCTAGACAAAGTGCAAAAGCATTGCGTAGTATTGCAACAGCAGAGACTGTAGGATCTAAAGTAAAAAAGAAGTTACTTCATACTTTACAATTACAAGATAGATTGTATAATACAAACTATGTAGATTTTTTACAAACTGAACAGATAGAATATCTAGGAACAATAGATGCCTGAATCTAAACTACCTTGCTATTATGCTCATGGAGGAGTAAATTTTAAAAATGGATTTGCAACAACTTGTCCTATTAGTTCTGCACATCTAGTAGAACTTGGAAATTTTGGAGGAGTACCTAGTGAATTTTTAAATAGTAAAGGGTTTAGAGAATATAGATTAAAACTAGATAGAGGAGAGTGGCCAGAACACTGTCATCTATGTCAAACAGCAGAGAAGGAAGGAACTAAAAGTATGCGCCATGATTATAAAGCAGATCTAACAAACTATAATTTTGAAACTGGTGAAATTGATTTTAGCAATTTAAAACATGTTGAAATGCGATTTAGTAATAGTTGTAACATGGCTTGTTTACACTGTAGTGAAGTGTATAGCAGTCAATGGGGCAGTAGATTGAAAAATTATGTGCCAGATCAAGATGATTGGGATTTTAACTTAGAACAGTTATTACAAACTCAGCACCGAGAAGGACCTGATGATAAAAAGCAGATTAGATTATCTAAAGCAGATGCATTGCAAATTGCAGATGATCTTATTAAGAATTTTCCTAATGTAGAAAAAATTGATTTTGCTGGCGGTGAAGTATTATATCAAAAGCAATTCTTTCCAGTTTTAGAACGTTTAGCACAGCATCCTAATGCTAAAAATATATACATATTTTTCCATAGCAATTTTAATGCTCCATTCAAGGTAGATGTATTAAATGATTTACTAAAACCCTTTGGCTCATCAAAAATTAAAATAAGTGTAGATGCAGGAACAAATATCTATAGTTACTTTAGAGATGGAGATTGGGACGTTTTAAAAGATAATCTTTCTAAATTTAAAGCAATAAACAAAAATACTTTTCTTGATACAGTATGCACAACTAGTATCTATCAAATACTAGATATTAAAAATATTTTATTATCTTTGTGCGATCTAGATGTAAATGAAGTTTCGTTAAGCACTGTCTTTACACCTCGATATATTAATCCAGCAGTTGCATATAGAATGTTTGGCAACAGTATATTCAGTGATATACACGATACTATTGATGCTTTACATAGACTTAAAAGAAAAAGACGACTAGAACCTAATCGTGACAAGTATAGATCATGGAGAGAAAGAAGTGAAGACTTTGCAGATATTGAAGGATGTTTTAAAGATTTAGAACACATTAAAACATATTTGTTAAACCACGAAACTACTGAACATGATGCAGAAGCATTTGTTGTTTACGCTAATAAAATGGATAAGTTATGGAAACAACAGTTTAATCAATTCTTTAAAAAATATACGTTAACTCCTAATGCACTATTAAGGAATAATAATATTGATTATAATGAAATGTATCCATATAATAAAACTGATATTGACAAAGATATAGAAACAGAAATTAGATCAAGCAATAGTAAAGGTGATATGTTAAGACAATGGTATCAAAAACTTATTGCAATGCCAATGCCTGAAGATGTTAAAGGTTGGGAAGATAAAGAACTAAAAGATATAGCAGAAGAGATTTCGCAAATCTTAAAAAAGGTTAGACCAGAAATGGGTCCAGAAAGTAAAGCAAAGATTGATGAAAAATTAGATATGCTTGATGTATTAAAAACTCGACCTGATTATACTGCTTGGAAGCGTTACGATAATTATCTTGCTCAGTCTCGATATGCTGTTATGAATATTGAAGAAACTTTTCATAAAGAAAAACTAAAACAAGAATTAGGTCTAAAATTAGCAATACACAATGCAGGATTCAAACAATTTACACATGATGGATTGAACATTCCATTTAATCCGGACTGGAAAAGAATTGCAGTAAATGTAAGTGGTGGAGCCGATAGTTGTTTACTAACTTATTTGCTTTGTAAACATATTCATGAAAATAATATAGATTGTAAGATAGATGTTATTACACATTCACGAGTATGGACTATTAGACCTTGGGCAGGTCCTGTTAGTGTAAATGTATACAATGCACTAAAAGAAAAATGGCCAAATATCATAGGTGAAAGATTAGTTAATTATGTACCACCAGAATTAGAACATAGTACACTAGGAAATATTGTAAATGATCGTAGCGGAGATCAAATAATTGTGCAAAGTTATAATGACTTTGCGGCGGCACAGAATAATTATAGTGCTATATTTAATGCAACAACAAAAAATCCTAGTATGGATGTACCTGCAGAAGATAGAATGTTAAACCGTGACCATAATGCATTTGGATTTGACGAGTTTGCTTGTATCTATAATAATTACTGGCAATGCATGCCGTTTATTGCTACAGAAAAAGACTGGGTAGTGAAACAATATAAAGACTTAGGTATACTTGATTTATATACTACCACACGTAGTTGTGAAGGTGATGGAAGACATGGCGGACCTTTACTTGGAAAAGACTATTGGTGGTTTAAATACAATGCAGATGAACCAGTTGAAACATGTGGTAAATGTTTTTGGTGTGTAGAAAGAAAATGGGCAGAAGATCAGAATGAGTTTTGATACATTAGATTTAAAAACTGGTAATGTATTCCAAGTTACTTGGGATTTAGGTAGGCGATGCAATTATGATTGCACTTATTGTCCTGTAACACGTCACGACAATTTTAGTCCACATGCTACATTAGATGAATTAAAAGCAAATACTGATTTCTTATACGAATATATTGATACTTATATGCAACATCGTTCGTTCAAGCGTACTAGTATTGGATTTACTGGCGGTGAACCTACTGTCAATCCTAACTTTATTCCTTTTATGCAATATTTGAAAAACGAATATGAGTCAAAGTATAAAAATAGATGGAGTGCAAACTTTGCACTTACAAGTAACGGAGCAATGGGTCAGAAGATGGCAGAGAAAGTTATGGAAAACTTTGCTCACATCACAGTAAGTTATCACGCTGAAAGTAAACAAAAATTAAAACAACAAGTACGTGATAGAATATTACAATTCCATAGAGATGGTCCTGCAACCAAAACAACAATGAGTATAAATGTTATGTTTCATGCAGAACACTTTGATGAATGTAAAGATTTATGTGAATGGTTAGACAGTTATGAAATAAAATATGTGCCAAGAGTTATTGGTGAAGAGCCAGACAGCAAACCTAGTTTTGCACACAAATACAATGATGAACAATTACAGTACATGCGAGATTTTTGGAAAAATAAAAATGCTAAACTAAACACTAAAAAGAAAAAAGAAGAAGAAGTTACTAAGGTTCTTAGTGCCGCAGGCAAAAAAACTAATGAAAAGAAAAAATTAGGACTTGTTGAAGGACGACCATGTTGCGGTAGTAGAGAAATGTGTTTATCAAACAAAGGTGCAAGTCGTAATGCTACGTTTGTTGACTTACGTGAATTCAAAGGCTGGCAGTGTAGTGTAAACTTTTTCTTTTTACATTTAGAACAGCAAACAGATCAAGTGTTCCATCATCAAACATGTCAGGCACGTTTTGACGGTACTAGAGGACCAATAGGTAAAATAAGCGAAGGTAAACAAATTGTTGCAGATTTAGTTAGAAAATTAGAAACAGATTCAATGCCAACTATTACTTGCCCTAAGCATGTGTGTGGTTGCGGATTATGTGCGCCTAAAAGTAAATTCCCAGAAAATTACAAAGAAGTTATGAAGAATCATTTAGTTCGCCCGGAGGTTCTTGCTTGAACCAGCCGTGGAAAACATCACCTACTTATTGTTCAATGCCACATCATAACTTGGCAATTAAGTCATACCGAAATGGAAAATTGCATGAAGCATGGCCTTGTTGTATGATGGGTAACCCGGATGATGAAGGATGGGGCAACCGCTCAAGTAGACTTGATATTCCAAATGTAAACGATCTAACACCGCAAGAAATATTTGATCATCCTAGAATGCAACTGTTGCGAGATAATCTTGATAATGGAATTAGAGATCCTGCATGTAAAACTTGCTGGCGCCTTGAAGATAACGGAGTTAAATCATATCGCCAGAACCAAAATGATCCTTATCATTCCGGCATATTAAAAGAAGTACAACAAGGTATACTTAGTACTACATTAACTGCTATTGATATTACAACGTCAAATGAGTGCAACTTAGCCTGCCGAATGTGTTATCCAGGCAACTCAAACTTATGGTTTAAAGATGTAAAAACTCTTAAAGATGCTGATATAGGAGTTGAACAGATTGAAGAAACTTTAACAATTGGTCTGGAATTTGAAAACATAAAAGACAGATATATTCATGAAGACTCTGTACAGTGGCAATGGTTAATGAATAATACAGATAAAATTAAAGTTATTGAATGTTCTGGCGGAGAACCGTTGTATGATACCAAGTTTATTAAATTACTTAAAAAATATGTAAGTGATGGCACCGCTGGTCGAACTATTCTAAATCTCCATACAAATGCAACCCAATTTAACAATCCAAAGATGATTGATACATTAAAAGAATTCAAACTACAATGGCACGCATTTTCTATTGACGGAGTTGGAAAGGTTTGGGAATACATTAGATATCCTGGAAAATGGAAAGATTTAAATGATAGTTTAGATGCATATTTTTCTATGAAAAATATCTACATTCCAAGAATGACTACAGTTCTTACTGCACTTAATATTTTTGATATAAACAATTTACATGAGTTTAATGATGCGTTACACTATCGATACGGACAAGTTGCTCATCCACACAGAGAAGTACCTGCAGGACAATTAAACTTTCAGGAAGTATATCCTACGGATAAAGGAACGGCTCTTAAACATCTACCAAAATATCTATTAGAAGAAGCATTACTTCAAACAAGAATAACTGATCAAGCAAAAGGTTTGATTCAAATGGGCATTGATAATAATGAAGAAAATCGCCAAAAAGTACTAGCAGAAATTGAAATGCTTGACTTTACACGCAACCAAAACTACCGTGATTATTTAGATAAGCGTCTTGTTAGTTGGTTAGCAAACGAACGAGGTTCATAATGAAATATGCATGTCCGTTACCGTTCAACCATATGGCTGTTAGACCTGATGGTAAAATATTACCATGTTGTGTTTTCAGATGGGACGATGTACCAGAAGATTTAAATATTGATTACAAGGATCCTTTCAATCATCCTTTTATGAAAAATCTTAGAGATAAAATGTCTAAAGATGTTTATGTTGAAGGTTGTAAAGAATGTTATCAAAAAGAAGAGTTTGGTAATCAAAGTTTTAGAAAACTTGTATTAGACAAGCATGAAGAATTTGGTGCTACTAGTTTAGTAGAAGGCACCCCACCGGAACTTACATATGTAGATTTGAGTATCAGTAATACTTGTAATAATAAATGTAGAATGTGCAATCCAGGTCTTAGTACATCTTGGTATAGTGATGCAAAGAAGTTAGGTATAGAAATTCCTAAAGGAATTATTAAAAATCCTTTTATTGAAAACACTGATTTTAGTAAATTAAAATTTATTAAATTGCTAGGCGGAGAACCGCTTATGGAACAAAAAGTTATTAAGAAAATTTTAAAACAATGCAATCTCTCGCAATTACATATTCAACTTATTACTAATGGTACAGTAATACCTGATGATGAACTAAAAGGCATGCTAGAACAAGTTAAACGGTTAGAAGTCAAACTTAGTATAGATGCATATGGAAAATTAAATGACTTTTTACGTAGTGGTAGTAAATGGGAACAAGTTGAAAAAACTGTAGATTGGTTTAAAGGATTTGTTAATAAGAAGTTTCTAAGCATTCATAGCGTAGCAAGTATATACAATATTAATAAATTAGACGAAATGGTTGAATACGCAAAATCAAAAGAAATATATCATGAATATGTACCGCTTGATGATGTTGATTATATGCAAACAAAACACTTACCTCTAGAGGCTAAAAAAATATTAGCAGAACAGATAGCGAGTAAAAAATATAAATTTGGCGTAAGTTTAATTTATGAATTAGAACAACACGGAGATACTAATTTATTTTTAAAACAAGATGCTATTATGAATGCATTGCGTAGTGAACATTGGAAAGAATATAATCCTGAACTATGGCAGATGATAAACTTGACAAATGATAATAAGGATGTTACAATAGACTATGAGTGAAGATCTAAAATGGAGCAACTATGACTTTACTAAGATTCCGTTTGACGACATTGTTAGTGTTGGTCAACGTACTCTGCTGTATCGTGATTTATTTACAGTATCATGGTTATTGGGGAGATTCTGTAACTACAGATGCTCGTACTGCTGGCCTTACGCCAGATCCGATCGTAAAGATCACCGACCTACCGAGTTATGCTTGCGTACAGTGGATGAAATTAAACGTCAAGCCAGAGACAACGGTTTTAACAGTTTCCACTTCTCCTTGTCGGGAGGAGAGCCTACTTTCCATCCTGGATACTTGGACATTCTAAAACACCTTAGTGATGATGTAGAGAATACAAATTATACAAGTGTGCATATGACGTCTAATTGTAGCCGTCCAATGAAGTGGTTTGAAACATATGTTGAATATGCAAAGCCATTCCATAGAGCAAGTATTACAGCAAGTCTGCACGTAGAACACGTAAACAATAAAGAGAAGATGCAAGACTTTGCAGACAAGTTGATCTTCTGTCAGGAGCACGATGTACAAGTTACAATTAATCAAGTTATGGTTCCAGAACATTTTGAAAGAGATTGGGAAAACGCTCTCTTCTTCCATGAGCGCGGTATCAACGTCACTCTTAAACCTCAGTCCGATCCAACAGCCTCAAGAGTGGTTGATGGATACAAGAAAGAAGATCTTAAAAGACTCTGGAACGGAATGCCACAAAGGGCCTACACAGAAAGTAAAAGGGTTTGGGCAGAAAGGCCTAAGCCATCATTCCAAATACCTCAAGGAGTAGAAGGCAAACTAGATACAAGTATACCTTGGCATATGCAAGTAGAACTTAAAGATTCAAAGGGCAATAAGTACTATATGGACCAAGCAGAACGTTTTAATGCCTTTAATTTCAATAATTTCGAGGGATGGCGGTGTAACGCCGGTTACAGCGGACTTATAATACGCGAGCCAGACGGTAGCGTAAAAAGGAGTTATTCGTGTCATGATGCACCTCTTGGCAACATCGAAACAGGTTTCGAACTGTTTAAGACACCTAAAACATGTATTACTAAGAGTTGTGTAAGTAGTGCTGATTCTAAAATACCAAAAAGGAAAGTATAATGGAATATAAGGAACTTATAGAATCACGCCGTAATCATTTTACATGGGACTATTCAAAAGAAATACCTAAAGAAGATATAGTAGAAGTATTTGAAGAAGTATATTTAAATGTGCCTACAAAAAATCTTATGTACCCTTACGAAGTAACTTTGTATAAAAATAGTGATCTAGAAAAACGTAAAGAAATTATGACTATTTGTCATAGAAATAAGTCTCATGATGCAGAAACAGATCCAGGAAATCCTCAAGTACTAGCGCCTTGGCTTGTTGGCATTGGACAACGTAATGTAGTAGATTTAGAAACTAGGTATGATCCTGTGTATAGGCGTCCTGTTCCTTGGGTTGATAGAATGGATGCTTTTGAAGCAGGTATGTTGACAACATATATTATGTTAGGATTACAAAACAAAGGGTATAATACAGGTATTAGTCAAAACTGTGGTAATGATCCTCAACGAATTGCTGAACTTATAAATGCTAGTATGCCTACTATATTTCTTATAGGTATCGGATACGGAACAAATGATGAAACATATTTAGATCCAAGAACTGATACAATCAAGAAAGTACCATTCAACATAGATTTTGTTAGACCGAGTAGGGAGCAGAAAAGTACAGAAGGCAAACCAAGTTTTTTGGATGTATTTAATATATGAGAACACAAGAGCAAATAACAGCAATAAAAAGTACAAAGAGTGATCCTAAACAACATTGGGATATTTTAAACTATGGAAATATTATTGATCTGTTAATACACTATAATGATTCTAGTAAAAAAGTTGAACAAAAAACTACAGGTCCTAAAGTTCTTTATGTTAAAGAAGGTGAAGGAGTCATTGATAATATCTTAGACAAACTAAGACAAACCTACGGAGACTTTGAGGTACGCTCTGCACACTATTTTGATGTAACTAAACCACATATAATACACAACGATGACGACTTTGATTATCCACAATGTTACAAAGCATTTGTGATTCCGCTACTTGTAGAAGGTGCTACATGCGATAAAGCAAAATTTTTTGTATTTGATCAAAGTTATTATGGCGGTCCTGCTAAATTTGTTAACGGAGAAGATACAACAGGCAAGCCAGTACACTACAATACATTCTTAACAAATTATAATGATGTTGAAGATAAAGCAATATGCGGCTTAGATGATTTCGAATTAAAGCATTTAACACATTTAAAACCAAAATGGTTAGAAGGATTAAGTGTAAACAAATATTTTGATTGGCGCATTGGAAGTATTATATCTTTTGATAGTTTAGATTTACACTGTTCAAGCGATTTTAATGCAGTAGGTATAACACGTAAAATTGGTTTAAGTATTTTCACAAGGAAAAATAATGCCACAGTGTAATGCTTTAAAAAATCATTTGTGTATAAGTGTAGATGGCAATTATTTACCCTGCTGTCGTTATGGAAATTCAGATAAAAAGAATCATAAAAAATTTAGCATTTATGATTATACGTTTGACGAATACCGCAAATCAGACTGGTTTCAAAATATTATATCTAATATGGAAACTGGTTGGGACGATGGTTGTTTAGAATGTAAGAAAGAAGAAACAATACTTAATCGTTCTTCAATGCGACAAAATATGAACAGGTCGTTTACTAGCGATAAAATTGAGTTTGTTGAATTAAGTGTAAGTAACCAGTGTAATATTACTTGCAGAATGTGCAATTCTAGGTACAGTAGTAAATGGGCAGAAGTAGATAAAATAGAAATACCCAAACAAGATTTTAATGCAGTAATTAAAACTATTGATTGGACACACGTAAAATTTGTAAAATACTTAGGCGGCGAGCCTTTTGTTACAAAAGAATTTAAAACTCTTGTAGATATGTTATCAAATCTTAAAGAAATAGGACTACAAGTTAATACAAACTGCACACTTTTCCCTACAAAATATATTGATAAACTTAAAAAATTTAGCCACTTACAAATTGCACTTAGTATCGACGGTATTGGTAAAGTTGACGAATATGTAAGACAAGGTACAAATTGGGATAAAAAATTAGAAGTAATAGATAAATGGCTTGAATTACGAAAAGAACACAAAAATTGTAAAGTTTTTATTCATACAGTTGTGCAAGCACATAACATACACGATATGAAAAACGTAAAAGCATTTGCAGAATCAAAGAACCTCAATTGGTCACCATGTCCAATTGTAGGACCAGACGAATTTCGGTTAGAAGCACTTGATAAAGATTATGTTGACCAGATTAAAGACAAAGATAATGCAGTATTTTTAAATACGATAAGTAGTTATAGTAAAGATCTTAATGAAAGATTTAAATCAACTACTGAACGATTAGATAAATTGTTTGGTACAAAGTGGGAAGATATTATTAAATGATAGTAGTTTATGGATATATGGCATATTGGGTGCTTGCACTTGTAGGCATTACCTATGGCTATCATCGATACTTTTCTCATAGATCTTACACTACAAATTCATTGATAGAGATTATACTATTATATATAGGATTACTATGTGGCGGAAGAAGTGCCCTTACTTGGGCAGGAGTTCACCGTATGCATCATGCGTATGCTGATACGACTAAAGATCCTCATAGTTCAAAAAATCATCCATGGTATGTAATACTGTTTAGTCTTTGGAGCGTCGATAGTATACCACGTAAATTTATTAAAGATCTAATACGTAACCCAAGAGTTATGTTTTTTCACAAGTACGGAACTTATATTTTTATTGCTCATTGGGTAATTTCTTTCTTGACTTTTGGTTGGAATGCTGTTATAATAAACTTAATGCTAGTAGTTCTATCCTATCTTGGTTTTGGAATATTAAATTTATTTGGACATGATTTAAAAGGCCCAATTAACAATTTATGGATCAATCTAATAGCACCATTAGAAGGTAACCATAAAGATCATCATGAACATCCACAAACACCTTGATATAGATTTAAAAAAGTGTACAGATGAACAAATTAGGAATATAGCAAAATTAACTGCTTACCATTCCAATGTACTACTACGTAATCAAAATTTAAATAAAGACGAATATGCTAGAATACTTGCTCTATGGGGAGACAAGACTCAGCATCATGCTTGGTACGAAGATCCTGATCATCACCAGATACAATACGTAACAAATCGTGCTATGCCTGAACTAGGAGGCAAGCGTGGTATATTTCCAAGAGGTGAACTTGAATGGCATTGTAACGGCACACTTGCACTTGATCCTGAGGACTGTGTAACATTGTATTGTGTTGTTCCTACAAAAGATAGATGCGATACTATATTTTTAAATGGCGTTGAAGCATATAAAGATTTGCCTGTAGATATAAAGAAACAAATTCAAAATACATTTTTAATGCTTACAAGTGATGTAAGAAGTTTTCACAGAAGCAACTTTGAACATTTAATTCCACGTACAGAACAACCCCGCATACTAAATGATAATCGTGCATATACAATCGGAGAAGATCAAGTCACTGCCGAAGAAGCAAAAGACTTACATAATATACAAGGCAGACACCGCAGTAAAGGACCTATCTATCAATCAATGCTACGTAGGAAAGATGCGTTTAGTGTTGAAGGAGCCAGATGGAAATATGTTTATAAAAAACTAGTACATGAACACACAGTTACAGGACAATTAGGATTATATTTTCCTTTTCTTAACGTAGCAGGTTTTAATGATATACCCAAAGATGAATGGAAACAATTATATGATTTTTTAATTGATCATTACCTAAAGTATGAATACAGTCACGATTGGAAAACAGGAGACTTGATGTTGTTTGATCAGACACAAGCACTACACAAACGTCAGCCATTTCCTGAAGTAGATGGCGAACAGCAAGATAGACTGTTGTGGCGAGGAGCATTTTATTATGACGGCGTACAGTAGAGATAGTGATGTAGAATATGTACACATGAACTGGAAAGTTCCTGTTGACGTTATTGAACAAGAATACCTAGCAGTAAAAGATTCAATAATCATACATCGACCTGAAGACGGTCACAAAGACTGGAAGGCAGTTACACTATATGGCATTGGCTCAAAACAAACAAACAGTCATTGGGAATATGGAAAGCGTGAACGCAAGACTGTAACAGACATAGGCGCACAGTGTCCTAAGACAATGGAATGGATAAACACATTACCACTAGCACGTATTGATGATGTACGTTTCTTAGTTATTGAGCCTGGCGGATATATTGCACCACACATTGATGTACCAGATCAAAATTGGTTAGAGCCTATAAACATTTGTATTACTTGGCCAGAAGGAAGTGTGTTTACACACAACGGAAAACAGTTGCCTTATGCACCAGGTGTACCACTAGTGCTAAACATACATTATGAACATGATGTAAAAAACAATTCAGACAAGCAACGTCTACACTTATTAATACATGCTAAAAAATCAAAGGAGTTTTGGAATGATGCAATCTCCTAAAAAAGATATGGCAGGCGTTATTAGTTTTTATCCTAGCGAACGTCCCGACCTAATAGAACAATTAAATAAATTACCATTTGACGATAATGATCCGTTAAATGCAAATTACAAAAAATTAGAATGGGAACAATATCAAGTTATTAGTGTATATGAAAATGATGGCATTGTACAAGGATTTAGTGTAGCATGGCATAGGCCAGAATACTATGCAGAAAATGAAGTAAGAATTTTATCTAAGTATTGGAAAGATCAAAGTATAAGACTTTCATGTACTCATACTGAATTAAGTATGCCTCATTTAATAGATATGATTACACACCAAATGACTATGTGTAAAGAAGTAGGTTTTACTGATGCGTTTATAAGTCGAGAAAAAAGTCCTAGATACTTTCGTAAACTAATTAATAGTATACAAGAAAAAACAGGCACACAATGGCACTTGTACGATGACAAACAATGTGTGTGCGTACCAGAAGCGCCAAGTTGTTGGCAATACAAAGCGAGTACCAAACTATGAAACGTAGAGAAGAACTTCCATTTTTTAAAAAATTACCATATAAATTTGATGTAGAAAGAATACTACAAGACTTTAATTTCGTAAAAGATAAAAATGATGATCTAACTATTGAAGGTGGATACGGAGATAAAGTAGGAAGTAAGGCACCTGCATTAGAATATGCGTTTGGTATTGGCAAGTATACAGAATATGTTGGTGGAATTGCCACAGGTGGTTATACACAAGTTGGTATGACACAATTTAATCCAGATGCAGTTGATAGAGATTATGATATTAAGATTAGTAAAAAACGCCCTGACGAACGTCATTACAATGCACTACGTCCTGAACTTGAAGGTAGTTACATACAAGAAGTAATGAATACATTTGTAGGTGAAGCAACTAGAACACGCATGGCAATAATGAAACCGGGTGGAGTTATTAAGCCACATATTGATTACAATACTGATTACAGTGTAAGGTATCATATTCCTTTAAAAACAAACGATCAGTGTGGATTTAAAAATACAGACAAGCAAGGTAATAGCGAAGAAATACATATGGGCTTAGGAGAGTGTTGGTTTTTAAATCAAGGATTCAAACACAGTGCATGGAATAATGGCGACACTGAACGTTGGCATTTAATTGTAAGTGTACTAACACAGGAAGACTTAGATGTTTCATAAACTAAACTTGCCTACCTTAGAACTACCAGATAAATGGTATACTAATGATGTACAAGTAGAAGCCAAAGTAGGAGGTTATATTAGTTACTATGTAACTGATGAAGTTGATACACAAATAAGAAGTATGTTTCCAAAAGACTTCTTTCCTGCTAAAACACACATAATTGCACAACTAATAGATCCACGTTTAAATGGGCATATACACACAGATAAGCGTGAATATGCTATTAACTATGTACTTAATAAAGGTGGTTTAAACGCTCATACAAGCGTTTACAGCGGTGATAATGTAGTTGAGGGTACATATACGCAACAGGAAAATGAATGGTACTTATTAAACACATTTAAGAGCCACGCAGTACACGATATAACAGATACACGAGTTGCAATAAGTATTAGTTTTTACGAGTTTAGCGATAAACAATGGGATTTTATAAATGAAAAACTGTAAGGCAAATAAGCCATTTGATGACGAAACACTAAAGAACATGGACATTATACATGATCCTAATACAAAGTTCTTTAAGGATCAGTATGAACCTAGTTACAGTATAGATAACTTTATTACTGAACAAGAACGTGTACAGTTGCTTGACTTTTGGTATAAAGAGTATAACAATGTTGGTTGGGAAATAAACGGACACATTGTAAACATTCCGCACCCTATACGCTACAGCGTAATAAATGATATTTTACGGTCTAAAGTATATGAACACTTTGGAGATGATATGGTCTTTTATAGTGAGATATCAAATGATCCTGTAAGTGTTGGCGATCAAATGTTTAAGAGTATTCGTCCATATGGATTGCATACGGATAGTGTTACACACATTCCAGGCTATCGTCCTTACAAAGATATTATTATTCCTTTAGAAATACATAACGATGTAAAAATAGATTATGTAACTTTTAATCAAAGGTACAGAGGTCGTGCTACACACTTTATGCAAGGTAGACATATTCCTAACTTTAGTCCTTATTCAAATACCTTTAGACTATTACCATATGAACAGTACGGAGTTGAAGGTGTAGAATACGATAAACTAGACTGGGCATGGATGGAACGTGAAATGCCCGACCGTATACCTATGAGTATATACGAAGGATTAAGTATAGAAGCAGTACTTCCTTGGAAACTATGCAGTGGCATAGTACAAGACACAAGTGTACTACATGCACCTACAGACTTTCAAAAGAAAGGTGCCGAATGGAAGATTGCAATTACTTTTCATCTTATGGTTAAAGACGAAACATACGACAACGAAATAACAGGGTATCCAACTAAGTTAAGTAGATACAGTTTGAATCCGCCTGTAGTGGAGATATAATGGAAGATAGATTTAAGAAATATATTGGTAACGATTTTGTAGCCGCAAATAAAAATAATCCAGAATTTATGGAACCAAGTGCAGAAGATATTAAATGTGAACTACAATTAAACATGCTTGGCTCTTATGAAAAATTAAAATTCCAAATAGATATTCCGCATTTTAACAAAGAACTTGCTGAGTACAAACAGCAATGGGTACCTTATTTGCCACGAGACGGAAAAGACAACAGCAGGCAGGGTTTAATGCTATGGGGATTAGAAGGCGACAGTCATAGTGACAGTTTAAGTTTACCAGAAGCAAGACAACGTGCTGGCCGTAAGGTTATGGAAGCAGACTTTAAGTATCCTACACCGTTGTATAAAGACTTAACAAGCATACATGACCTTTGTGATTTCTTTGCACCGTTAGGTAGAACTTTTCTAGTAAAAGCAAATGCAGGTGCATACTTTCCTCCGCATAGAGATCATGCTTACTTAACTAGAGATTGTTTTAGAGTAGTTGTATTTTTAAAGAATACTAATCAATCATGCTACGAATGGGTGCAAGATAATACACCAATTAATATAGACGAAGGCAATGCTTACTATATTGACACAACTAAAGTGCATAGAACAAATGCATGGGAAAACAACTCAATTCATTTAATAATGAACATTCCTAAGACTTGGGAAAATGTTATGAAGTTAATGAGTGTTACGAAATACTATTAATTATGCTATTACTGCGTTTTGAACTGCAATTGGTAACCACCCGTTAGCACCGTATATCAATGTAACATTATCGTGTACAGCGTCAAAAGTAATAGTTGTACCATTTGCAAGTGTAGTTGGAGTAACTGTTGCGTCACCACCATCTACTACCATACTAATAATTTTCATTTGTCCTAATACACCATCTGCAAGTGTATATGCATCAGCACCAGTTGTTGTAATTTCTGTGTGTAGTGTTGTTACATTAATTGCACCTGGACCACTGATAGTTTGTACACCACCAATAAGACCACCGTCCATTTTAATATTTCCACCTACTTCTAAGTGTGCCGCAGGTTCTGCACTAATTTTTGCTTGACCCATACTAATTGCAACTTTACCAGTTTTATGGAATGTTACATAGTTGTTGAAGTCGTATGTTCCGCCTGGAGCGTGTACCCAGTTATAAGTTTCTTCACTCATACTGTGCGAACCAACAACAGTTTCAGTGCCGTCAACATTTTTCATAATGATTTGACGTCCAATACTTTGTGTAGTTGCAAGTGCGCCTACACTATCTCTGTTGAAAGTTATTCTTGCTGGATTAGCACCTACAGCATTTGTTTGAATCTCACCGGCTGGACCACTAATCGCAGGTGTAGTAATACCAGTATTTACTGTTAATGATGCTCCAGAAAAGTTACTGTTAATTGCATCAACCATTACATTTGATGATTCATCAAATACACTACCTTTTAAAGCAGATGATATTTCAGTTGCACTTATTGTTTGTGCAACATTAATTTGATTTGCAGTAACTTCATTTGCAGTAACATTTCTCTGCACCGCATCAAAGAATACACTACTATCATCAGCAGTAATACTTCCTTGAATATGTGCATCACCTGTAATACTACCAAATACATCACCGTTTATTCTATCGGTAATATTTACTAAATTTAAAGTTGCAGTGTCTTGAGAAACTAAATCTTTAGTTGTTACTATTCCAGTATTATTAATAGTTGCTGAGTCTACAATAACACTTGTTACTGTACCAGCATTGTTAATTGTTGTAGAACCTAATGTTCCTGTTTGTAATAAGCCTGCAAAAGTACCTGTAAGCAATGAAAGATTTTTACTTGCTGTGTCTATAAGTAATGTACTATCATCCCCTACAATGTTACCATTAATATTAACATCGTATGTTTGCCCTTCAGCAAATCCATCACTACCAACGCCCCCTGATAATGATACCCATGCAGTACCGTTATAAATCTTTAATGTTTTAGTTGGATCGTCAAATACTATTTGCCCTGTTTGTGGAGTAATTGCACTATATTGTGCAGAATTAAATGTTGCTAATTTTAAACCATATCCATTGTCAACGCCAACACTTTTTAAATTTGTGTCAACACTAAATGATGTACCGCCTACAGTATCATCAACCTTAAATATTTTTCCTGCTGTAGGAGAAACTGTAACGTTTCCACCAGCCGCAGTGTTTGTAATTGTGTTATCGTTTGTATCAACATTGCCTGAAGATTTCAAAGCCATGCTAATTTCGCCGCCGGTTGCTGTAATTGTTGCACCGCCTAAGTTAATTGTTGTACCAGAAAGATATAAATCGTTGAAGCGTTTAGTAGTGGAGCCTAAGTCATACACTTCATTTTGATCTGGAATAACATGGCCTTTTACTGTGCCATCTAAGTTAATTGAACTATTTGTTGCGTCAACTAAAATTGTGCTATCAGCACCAGTAACGCTTTCTTTATCACCTGCATCGTCGCCTGCAATAAATTGTGATCCATCCCATTGTAAGATCTGACCTGTTTGTATTCCGTTTATATTTACATCTGCTAATTGGCTGATACTGCCTGTAGTGCTATCTACTGCAATACCACCTAGTGTTGTACCGTCACCAACGAACATCTTTTTAGTATCGGTAGCATAAACTAACTCACCCTCTAAAAAGGTAACGCCGCTTCTTTGTGCATCGGTTCCTCTTCTAATTCTTAAACTCATTTAATGGCTCCTGAATATTCCATACTCTAACTTATACAGTATTTATGCCTTTGACAAACTAACTGTATTTTATTTATTTACGTTTTTTCATAAAGGATTTAGTGCGTCCTTCTATGTCTTTTCGTACTTTATGAGTATTTAACCTGAAATCTATAGTGTCTATAGCGTCATCGTATTCACGAAACAGTGATTCTAATCCATATTCTAAATCAGGTTTTTTGGGTGCTTTTTCGTCTAATTCTATTACCCATGCTTTACCGTCGCGAAATCTTACAGTAATAGAGTGGAGGTATTCAAGGGGTACAGTACGTACTTCTATGTCCTTGAATACTTCCGGCCAATGAGCAATAACGTCTTTTGATAGTTTATTACGAGGCACTTTCAGTCATCTTTGCCTTTTTCTTAGTAGGTGCTAGTTCTTCTGCTTGCTCCCTTAGTCTCTTTGCTTCTTTAAATAAAGAGTCGGCTTGTGACCTATATTGTGCGGCTAATGCTTCATCGTCTAATGCAGTATCGCCTGCTGGAGTTGCATCTTCAACAATATCACTTGTTGGTGCTACTGCTGGTGCCTCCGTGCCTGGTGGTGTTGCTAATTCTGCAATAGTTACACCTTTTTGATCTGCAATAGTTTGATTTAGTTCTGCTAAATTTATTGCAGTAGTTCTATTAGGCAGTAACTCAACAATCTTTGTTGGTACTTTAACAAGTTTGCCTGTTTGGTGAAAACGTGCTAACATATTAGAACCATCAGTTAATTGTGTTCTTGCCATAACATCGGATAACTCATTTGCAGTTTGTCCGGCGTTTCCTTCAACCATATTAATTAGTGAGTCATGATCAGCCGCGTCCAAACTTTCTGTATGGATTACTAAACAATTTTCCGGTTCCCCTGGAATTGTTCTGTATGCTACTACTAATTTTCTGTTGTTAGTAGTAAGTCTACCAACATGTTTAATCTCAGCCATATTACGCTCCTGTTCCAGGTTCGGCTTTTGCCGGTGCCTGTTGTGCTTGCTGTTGTTGTACCGCTGAAAGGAATGCTTCAAGTTTGCCATAAACTTGACCAACACTCATCATTTCATTCGGCTTAAATGCTCCACGTGAACTTGCAACGTCGATAATTGTTTTAAGTCCTTGGAGGTCTTGTACTGACAAGTCTGCGCCTGCTTGTGGAGCCGCCGGTGCATCTGCTGGTGCAGTTGCTGGGGCATCTACAGTAGGTTCGTCTTGTACTGTGTCTTTTGTATCGCTCATTATTTACTCCTATATTATATATATGCGTACTTTATTTATTTGTACCGCAAAAGTGGACAGGCTAACATGAAATAACTTAGTTCTTTGCCATCTTCAAACCCTATCCTAAGGGCAGTTGATGAACGTGAAGGATTCGCTGATTTCGTAACAATGAACCTTCCTTTTAAATTATCTTTAATCCATTCCTGTATTGCGGATTCTAGGTTGTAAAGCACTTCTACATCAGCATATTCAAAATGTGGTGGAAGTACTTTAGGATTTCTTATCTTAAAAATATTATTCGGATTTGGTGCTTTAAGCAGATTCTTCATAGTGTGCAGTCATCCCAAATGGCGCCTGTAAGTTTTTATCACGGTGACTGTGGATAACAAAAATAGTATCACAATAATCTTCGTCTCCCCAACTACCAAATGGATAACCATCTGTAAACATGATAAACTTTTTAGGTTGTATATCGTTTTGCTTCATATAGGTCCAGTTAGCATCAAAATCAGTGCCACCGCCACCTAAAATTTCATAGTCCATTAAGTCATTACCACCATCTGCACTAAAGTCTTCTTCATTATATACGGCAGTATCAAAACACCATAATTTAATTTTATAATCTTTGTATTCGTCCATAATACCTTTTACTTCACCTAGGAAGTCTTGTGCTTGCTGATTACCAATTGAACCACTCATGTCAATACCAATACAAAGATCAACTGTATCCATAAAGTTCATACCAGGTAATACTGCACCAGTGTGCCAACCTTTACGTGAAGGACGACTAAATGTAAAATCACTTTTAATAGTTGATTGTATTTGTTGACGAAGTAACTCACGCCAGTTCATTTTAGGCTCTGTAAGTTCTTTAATCATACGTGCAATTTCACCCGGTGTATTACCAGCACCTGCAGATTGAGCAGATGTAATCATGCTTTCTTTTATTTCATCACGTATCTTTTTTAATTCTTCTTTGCTATATTTAGGACGTTTAGATTTCTTTTCTTTATCTTTACCGCCACTAGCATTAGGTTTTCCACCGTTTGCTTCACCCTCTTCATCTCCGTCTTTTTCCCAATCAATGTGTTCGTCTAAAAGTTCTCCGAGTGCTTCTAATTCTTCGTCATCATATTTGTCTTTAATATCATCATATACTTCTTCTGATATCCAGCCATCATATTTAAAGTCTTGAAAGATTTGTATTTGATTTACTACTTCGCCTATCTTATCACGTACCAATAAATTGTTAACAAGATAATCACATGCAATATTATATACACGAGGATCTCGATCATCTCTACGTATAATATGGTCAAATACACAATGTAATATTTCGTGTGCTATAACAAATTCAATTTGTTTATTAGATAGCATGTTAAAAAATTGTGTGTTGTAGTATAAGTTACGACCGTCTGTTGCGGCAGTAGGACACCAATCATCGCAATTTTGTACTCGCATACGTGTGGCCATGTTACCAAAGAAAGGGTGTCTTAGTAAAAGACCTACTCGTGCTACAATAACCCTATCATGAACTTCTTCACGCATTACTGCAAGTTCTTCGGGGGATAATTCTACTGGTTTGAATCCTTTAGTATCTAAGCCCATGCCATGTCCTTTTCATTACTATACTTACATAATAACATATTTACGCTATTAGTCAACCGCTTTTGGTAACAAAAAAGGGTAGAGCGAACCCTACCCTTTAATGATTTAGTTACTGGCGGCACTAATGTACTTGCCAAAACGTTCGTGGAAT